AGAGGCATCGCGCAAAAACCCAATTGGCTTTGGCAGACAAGGAGCAAAACATTACAGTGCGATGAGTATGGCTGCGAACCAGGAAAGGGAGATAAGTACAAAAGGTTTATTTATTAAAGACCTCGGCAAACATGTCAAACAATACAATAAGCACAGTATTTTTGCGGCAGATAAGTTTGGTTCGTATGATTCATTTTTTAGCCAAGGGTATATTCCTAATCTCATCAACAAACCATTATCTAATAAAAAGCCAATTCAAAAAAGAGCGTTAGATCTTCATTGGATTAGCTCAGTTGAAAGTAGTGGAACATCAGAATTAAGAAGAATATACAAAGATATAGAGCAGTCTGCAAAAGCAGGAAAGCCTTATACTCAAATTGATGCTGGTTTTGTGGTTGGGCCTAGAATTCCAAAAATTTTAGTAGAAGGTCAAAAGCTTTTAAATAAAAAAAGGGCTAGCGGAAAAAACATTCCAAGAATGAAGCTGAATGGAGTGATGACTCCAGGTGACATAACCAAGTATATTTATCAGAATAAAGAAAAGTTAGCCGCTGGTAGTAAATTCATTACAAAGGCAGATTACATGCCAGGAGAAGAAAAAGAGGTTGAGAAATATCTCAGAATTATGGGTTTAGATCCATCATCTTTGAATAGCGTAGATTTAGATGAAATACGAATGTTCAGAAATGGATTTGCTAATGGATACATACCAAGCTTTGCTAATCAAGTATATGATAAAGATAAAATTCCACCACAAATAGCAGGGGAAATTTTACAAAACATTTTATCCGACAAGAAAAAGAAAGATTTGTTTATTGGCCCATCTGGCGTTGGTAAATCAACATTAGCCGCCAAATACGGAGAGTTCATTAAGAGTCTTGAGGATGCTCAAGAAGCAACTTCTTATACAATACTTTCTGGGGCTGGACAAACTAAAGCTGGAGGCATGTCGCCAGCATTGCAAAAAATTATCAATTCTGTAAACAAATCTGGCGGAAGAGTTTCTTATCTTTCCGCAAGCGACAAAACAATCGAAGAAAGAAGACAGAAAAGAATAGGCAGTCCATTAAAAGGAGATTTACGTTCTGAAGGACAATTAAAGGGAACGAAACACGCTCCGAAAAATCAACCTGATTTTATTGATACAATTAAACGGGCGGCTAATAGATTTCAAATCATTAATGCGGCTGAAGGGATCATTCCTAATTTCGCACTTAGTAATTCTATGATAGAAGGTTTGCGCGCAAAGCTTCGTCCAGGAAGTGGAGCTACAGAAGCAGAAAAGAAGAACGCAAGAAGAATACTAGATAAAGAAGAAAGCTCAACATCATTTATTAAAGATGCAGCAATTATTGATAATCTTAAATTTTCTAAGAAGCAAGTTGAAGGCGCAATCTCAGATGTTGCAGACAAAAGAAATTCACTTGATCTTGATCCACAACCAATTGTCATTGATCAAAGAGACGCAATAAGATTTGCAGAAGAATATATCAAAAAAGTAAATAAAGCAAAACGCGCATTTACTAATGAAAAATTATTCGGGACTCCTTTGAGCACGAGTGAAATCAGCCTAGCCTTAAAAGGTCAAGGTGGATATCAAAGAGGGAAGTACATACCAAAAAGATTCGAAAATATGGCTGATGGATATATTCCAAATTTTGCCAATGAACTATCTGAGGTCATCGAAAGACAAGGTTTTGTTCCTAACTATGTTATGTCGCAAAAAGATTTTGCGAAATTTAGCGTAGCTATCGCTAAGTTCAATAGGAAGAATTCAATAACACCACCATTAAAAGCTTTGGATTCAAGAGAGTTAATAAAAATTCCGAAACGCAATCCAGAAGTAGCTAGAGAAACGGTTGAAAATGTTAGACAATTTATCAGCTCTGACGAATACCGAGCTTTAAATCCAGGAATCAAAAAAGAAGTTCAAAAGCACTACAATAAAATTGCCATTAGAACTGGAGTTGCTGATGCAAGTCGTCCATTTACTCGATATTCAGATCCAAATTTTGAAGGTAGAATTGCTGCGGCTAAAGGTCTGATTCCTAATTTTGCAAATGTACTTCAAGACGCTATCGAAAGAGAAAAGTCTGCACTAAAAGAACAAGGCTCTTCAGCCAAGATATATGTTGATAAAGATAACAGATTGAAGAGTCCTAAGAACCCAATGGGCTTATTGGTTGCTAATCGTAGAGATGAGCCAGGTGGCGGATTCCAAGGTGTCAATCGTGCGATATCTACAGGGCTTGATCCCAAGATGCATGGAATGGCAAGTGGGTATATTCCTAATTTCGCAAGGGTTCCGACTAAAAATACTGTAGCTATGGTTGACAGCATGATAGGGAAAACGAGAGAAGTTATTGCAAGCATGGGTGCTAGTGGCAAAGCATCAGAACAAGCTAAACAGCATTTAGAAAATCTAATAACAACATTACAAAAATTAATGACATCTGCAGATGGTACAGATCGCCAGCTCAACGAAGTCTTTTTTGCATTAGAGGACGCTACAGATACTCTGGAACAAGCGGGGAAGAACCTCACCACAGGTGATGTGAAACAGATAAAAAAAATGCAGACAGGAACACTAAAAGAACATGGTGTTGATATAGTAGATACTAAAAAAATTTCCAAAACATCAAACGATGCTACTGTAAGCTTAAAGAAACAATCACAAGCAAACAAGGAAGTTGAAAAAACTGCTGAAAGCAGTTTAGGTAAAATGATTGGTATTCAAATAGGCTTAACTACATTAGAAACAGCTTTAACGCAAACTGGAATTGTCGCCCAAGATTTTTCTCTAACAATGACTCAACTTGGTTTTGCACTTGGAGAAGGAGTTGATAGCATTGGTGATTCATTGCAGGGAACAAAATTTGAAGCTTTTGGAAATAAAATAAAAGGAGCCTCTGGAAAAATAGCTATTGCTTCGGTTGCTGCAGGTTTACTTGCAGATACCTATAATAACTTTCTTGACCCTCAAAAGAAATTAATACGCCAATTAGATAAAGAAGTAAAAGCTAGAGAAGAAGCTTTAAATGTAATCTCTCAAAACATAGAAAAAATTGATAAATTTGCGACAGCAACCGCAAGATTTTCTCAGGCTGCGGAAGCTGGAAAAGTAGAGACTGCTGGTAAGTTCATGCAGGAGCTCTTTAATCAAGCAAAAGATTTAGGCTCGTTAGATTCAAAAGCATTTGAAAATGTTATAAACAGCATAGGAGATACAGAAAAATTAAACAAAGCAATTGCAGAGTTCAAACAAGCAGCTGCAGCTGGAAAGGATTTAAAGGTTGTTGAAAAAGATTTTGCAGAATTGATTAAAACAGTAACTCAAAAAGTTGATTCAGAGCAATTTCTTGGTATTTTTGGAGATATCGAAGATATCGATTTTAGCGAATTCGAAAATGACATCAAAGCTCTTGGAACGACTTTGACAAAAAATTTATCTGACCAACAGGTTTTACAATTATCTGATGCATTAAAAGGTTTTAATACTCAATCTGGAAATTCTGGAGAAAAAATGCTTCAGCTTCAATCAATATTCGGAAAATTCAGTGGTTCGACGCAAAAATTATTTTCTGAAAATGAAAAAGTTACTTCATCTACGCTTGAGCAGATTAAACAACAAGCAGAATATGCAGCAGCGGTCATTAAGGCCAAAGAGGCATTTGAAATTGCACAAAAACCAATTGAAAAACTTAATTCTAAATTAAGCGAACTTGGCAATCAGTTAATTGCTACAGCGCAAAATACCTCGAGTGCAATAGATCTTCTTTCACAAACAGGAAAAATAGAAGCAGCATCAAATTTACAAACACTTCAAGCTACTGGAACTGTTACTCAAGAAGGTCTTGCAGCAGGGCAAGCAGCTGCCGATATAAAAAATACAATAGCTAGGTCAGCTAAAGAACAAGAAGCTGCCTTGCAAAGTTTTGCGGGTGAAGTGATCAAAAGTGCTCAAGATGGAACAACGAAATTAGATGATGGAGTTAAAAATTTAATAGCAGGAATAGATAAAGGGAATATTTCAAATGAGGCAGCAATTAAGGGGTTAATAGAAGTACAAAAAACTGGGAGCCCTGAGCAAAAAGATGCCGCCACAAAAACTATAGAAGAACTTAGGAAAATTAATCAGAGCACTATCAAAGACACTGCCGTAACAAACGCAAACCTTCGTTCTCAATTAAATGCAATAAAAGCTCAGGCCATCGATTTTCAAAGAAATACACAGTTATCAGAAGGTCAACTAGCAAGCCTTGGAAACATAAATAACACTTTCAAAAATAATAAAGGATTGCTTGAAGGTCAATTAACTAAACTGACCGAAGTAAAAGCTTCTATAGAACTAATGGAAAAGCTTGGTGCTGATTCTGAAATTTTAGCTGAGCTTAAAGAGCAAAATAGAAGATCGTCTCAGTTCGAAAATTTACAATCTGCTTTTGAGCAACTCACTGGTCAAACATCAGAATCCCTAGATTTACAACAGTTAAATAATGAAATATATAATTTCGATTTGTCTCAAGTCGAAAATGAAACAGCCCAATTTATTCAAGCCTTAAACGAAGCAGTAGCAGAAGCAGTAATTGCATCAAAAGATGGAGGAGTAAAAGGGCAAGAAGATGTTGAAAAAGCTAGCTTGGTAACATTTAGTAGTGACGAAATTAGTGCTTTGTCAACGGCCATGGGACAAGCCGTTTCAGACTCTTTAGCTTCTGCTTTGGGTATTGGCCCAGAACTAGCATCAGAAATCAATAAAGCAGTTGATGTAAATTTAGTAGCACGAGCAATCGAAGAATTAGCCACTAAAAATGCAGCAAATGCCCTAAGTAATGCAGAGACCATGAAAGAGCTTAACCAAGCTCTAGTAAACTCTCTCCAAGAGGCAGATTTTGGTGCATCTTCAAATTCATTAGAAAAGGCTGCTGCTTCATTAGAAAGAGCAGCAAAAACAATTGAAAGTAAATTTGGATCTGCTGCAGAAGGATTTGTTCCAAATTATGCACCTACAAACGGCGTACAAAAAGCTTTACAAACCGAAAGAAAAATGGGTGCAAAGAAACCTGTTGTGGATAGCCATCCAAGTATCGGAACTTATGTAAGAGACGCCGCTACTCAACCAAATTTTGCTGCAGTAAAACGAGATCATCCAGAAGGGCTTAATAAAGCATCCAGAAACTCAAGAGCTATACAGGAGTTTACAAAAGCCAGAGGTTTTGTGCCGAACTTTGTATCAATAGAAGATGCTTCAACGGGATCTACCATTGCAGATACGGGTCTTGGAGCTATAGCCGCAAAAGGAATTACTAAAGCAGGCAAGAAAACAATAGACAAAATAAAAAGCATCCCAAAATCAGAATTAGCAAAAAGAACCTTAAGCAATGCTGGAAGAGTACTAAAAGGTGGTTCAGCTTTAAGCCTTGGAGGTAAAGTCATGTCTGAATTAACAGAATATTTTGTTGGAGATATCAGCGTTCCAAGTGATGCTAGGCTTGTTGAGTCTATGTATTATGGATCTCAAAAAGGAAGAGATGTGCCTCGCTTTGTTGATGGAAACGGTTTAAGTACAGCTATGTATTGGCTGGATAAAAATAAAATAGCAGAAATAGCTGATAGTAGGATTCCGTCAACCAAAGCTTACCTTCCAAATGATTTAGATTCGCAAGCTATTGAATTATCAAAAAAGATATTTGACCCAAGAAAAGAAGAATTGTTTGATCTTTCAAGATCAAGAATACCAGAATTAAAAGCATGGGGCAGTAAATATGCTAGAGAGGAATGGATCACAAATCTCTTATCAGACATATCTAAATGGAGTAAAGTAACTGGAGATTGGCTTAGCATTGGGTCGGCTTTAACATTAACTGTAGCTCCAGCAACTGGCCCAGCCGCACCAATTACAGCTGGAGTGGGTTTAGCAGGAAGCGGATTATCCATTGCGTCTTATGGACTTGGTTCTGCCGCAGATATATTAAATTATTATTTAGATACAGGCATGACGACAGATCAAATTGAAGGGTTATCCGAATCAACATTGACTCCAAAGCTTGAGCAAGCGATGCCTACAATTTTTAAGAAGAGAGCCCCTAATTCAGATTTGTTTCCTGTTTCTGCGCAAGATGCTTCAGCTCGAGTTTTAAAATCTGAACCTACTAATGTTTCGATATCAAAAGCACTGGAAGAAATTACAAAAGGTGGTTACTTTACATTAGATGCTAATCAATTTTTAAATGGTAAAACAGGCGGTGGACCAAGATTAAAGATAGACAGCAAAGACAAACAAGCAGACTCTATAATCTCAAAATTTGCAAAAGAATATAAAGCAATAAAAGAAAATGGAGGTTTTTATGATTTTTCAAAAAGGCTCGTCGAAGAAAACGTTAATGGTAGCCCAAACTTTTTTGCAAACCTGAGTAAAATAAAAGGTTTTGAGGACGCTTTGGGGGGCGATTTTAAATTAAAGTTGCCTTTAAGTTTTGGTACAGAGATTACCGATGCTCCCACCTTATGGAGTAGCGAAGACTTAGGAAAAGCCCGTCAGGATCTTACTGAAAAAATTAAATCGCAAGAGCAGCAAAAATTAACATTAGGGCAAACGATTGAAAACTTAAAATCTGACCAAACAGATCCTAATAGAGAAGTTAAACTCGAAGACGCTCAGAAAGAGATGGAAGTTTTAAATTCATTTATCAATCAAAATAAATCAGCCGAAAACAGAGTAAAAAATTTAAAAGCTAAATTTGATGTCTCGAAAGATTATTTTAATAAAAATAAAGGAAATTATGATAGGTTTGATGGATCCTCGTTGTTAGTTTTTCCATCACCAATCAATCAAGAAGATGTACTTAAGCTAAGGCTTCCAGAACCTCCCGCGATTAGCGATGCAGATCTGCCAAAAGATTTTTCAATCAATGGTTACAGTCGATTAAGTTCTGGCGCTGCAGAAGCAATAACCCAAATAAATAACAAACAAACCGACTCAATCAACAAGATAAAAGAATTGTTGGCATTAGATTTTTCTGACTACCTACAAAACACTGCTCTTCTCAGGCCACAGGGGGTATCAAAAGGAATTGATGAAGCGACAAAATTTCTATCTAAACAAAAAGAAGATACAACAATACTAGGTTTAAAAGTTGGCGAAAAAGAAGTGTTTGGAGCAGAAATCGCTCAACTGAAAGAAGAGAAAAGAGTTATTGATAAATTTGACAAAGGAGAAGATCTTGGTGGTAAAGATGCCGAAATAGCACAAAATATTTTTGGTAACGAAGGTCTTGACGCTGCAGATAAAATTAAACAGCAGGAGAAAGAACTCAAAAACAAACAAAATAACATTCGGGACGCATTATACTTGCAAACCCTAGGTAAAAGAGCCGAAGGCTTTATGGGAGAAAATGCAATACTCGAGGCTAGATCAAGAATTGATAGAATTAATGATAAAAAGGCTGGTCTTATATCAGCATTAGATGGCATCATCGCAGAAAGAGAAAGAAGGCTTAAAATCATAAGTAATCGCCCTCAAAGATCGGGAGATGATAAAATGATTGAAAGATTTAGTACAGAAAAACAAGCCGCACAGCAAAGAAAAGAACTTTACAATTCACCACAAGGAACTCCATTTTTATATTTCACGAATGGAATCCCACAAGAGATTAATGGAATTAGAATGCCTGCGCCAATATGGGAATCTGATGAAAACCATAATGAAAAATTCAAAAAGATTCAGCAGGTAATAAAAATGCAAGAACAGGGAGTGGGCTTAGGAAAATTTGTTGGAGATATGACGAATATTGATTTGCTCGCAATGATGAGAGACCAGCCTTTAAATAATGGCGCTCTTTTAGGTGCAGAATTCGAGGATAATTTTGGCCAAGCAAATGTTGAGCAAAGAAGAGCAGTGCTTGAAAGATTAGGTTTAGTTTCTCAAAAAATGAATCAAAATCAATTAGAGAATTTATTTGCAGATCCAGCAAGTTTTGGAGACGCTCAAAAGCTTGGGCAGGTAATGAGTACTATCAGAGAGAATTTAAAATCTTTATCTGGTGGAGATAACGCTTTCGGGTTTTTAGTAGATGAAGTTTTATTTCATAGTAAAGAAGCAGAGCAAAAAGCTATGTTTGCTAAGGCTTTGCAATCATTGGGCATTCCTTTTAGTGCAGTTTCAGATGTTACAGACTATCTCAAGAATAAGCAAGTCAGCATTGAACATGGAAGCCTTGGTCAATTTTCTGTACCAGCCCTTGAGGGAACCGATATTGAAGGAGCAAAGGCATTTACTACAAAACTTCAGGTTGATGATTTTTCTGAAAGAGTAGGACTGGAAGGCGGCGGCGCAATCACAGATCAAATTAACAAACTTTTGGGCCAAGCGTCAATCGAAGATCTAAATAAGACCCCTGTATTTGTTCAAGATAATAATCAATTATTAGCAAATTTACTTAAGGATAATAATGCTGTTGCTAACATAGAATCATGGCAGAAAAAATATGGCGCAGGTCATTTACAGACCTTCAAGGAAAAACTAGGTGTTGCAGGTTATGGTGAATTGGATGTTTCATCCTTGAGTAACGATCAAACTGATAAATTCGGGTTTTTAAATCTTGGTAATATATCTGAGCAATTAGCTGCCAAAACAGTCATAGGTAATATTGATCATGGTAAAAATCAATTGATAGAAGATTTACTTGCTAATTCTACATATCCATTTCCTCAATTAAATGTTGAAAACTGGGCAGAAAGACACGAAGCGGCAAAAAGGAAAATATTATCTTATTATAAAGACTCAGTAAACGAAACTTATGCACCGTTTGGTTATACTCAAGGAAATAATGCATCAGATACGCCAGACGGCATGCCCGAAAAAATCACAGAGCTCTTTAACATATTATACACTACTCCAAGCGTAAAACAAACAGTAGGCCAAGCTAAAGGTTTCGTTCCAAATTTTTCAGCTGTAGCAGGAGAAATCGCGGCATCAAAAACAGCTGGTTATCAAAATCCTGTTACGCCATCTCAAGTAAAAACAATGAGCATTCCTGGAATTGGAAAGACGGCTTACAATACTCAAGAATCAGTATTTAAAATGCCTGGGGTTGCGCAACCATTTATTGCTCCTCCAAGCAACTCTAAAGCCGCTAAACCGTATGCAAAAGAGGTAGAAAAAAAGTACAACTTTAATCCTTACAAAAAGACTGCGGCTGATGGATTTGTTCCTAATTTTCAAGGAGGGATGGATTTCGGAAATTTTGAAAGCGCGGTTTCATCATTCAGTAATGTCGTTGACGGTTTTGAGAGACATATATCATTATTTGAGCGCTCAATCGAGAGTTTGGATTTCCAGCAGTTTACATCAGCATCTCAAGAAATTTATGCTGCATCAAAAGAATTTACTAGCCAATCATCATCCCTAAAAGAAGCTGCTCAATTAATTGAACAAGGAGCTTCATCATTAAGTAATCAAACAGCTCAAACTCCAAATCTTAATTTTGGCGAACTAACTAGTGCTGCATCACAGTTTGCGGCTGGAGTCGATCAATTATCACAAAAACTATCAACACCAATAGATATTAATTCATCAGCGCTGACCGACTCAATGAATCAATTAACAAGTGCGCTATCTAACATACAGGGAACTATCAATGTAGATGTACCCGATGTTACCGTTAACGTACAAGGCAATGTTTCTACTGCAGTGAAAAACGCTCTACAAGCCGAAGTTCCGAATGCAATAAATAGTGCTTTAGCAAATATAGATATGAGCAGAATTGCTACCGAAGCAGTAAGATCAGCTCTTGGTGTTGGGCCAATGCAGGTTGCTTCTATGTAATATAAAAAATTAATTAATTTTTTGATGATATAATGATATAATATATTATGACTACCTCTGAAAAACCGCAAAAATTGGAATTCAATAATGTGATTTCCATGGGGGTATCATATTCTTGGGAAAATATTGCAGGCAACGGGGGAGCAAAATCCTGCGAAGGCTTGAACCGAGGAAAAGAATTAGTCAAAAGAACAAAAAACGTTTCTTTAGACGTATTGAATTTAGACCTCGCAAATGCTGGCGATTCAGTGATTGATTTCATGGCTAATAACCAATCAAAATATGTGGCTGGAAATTTAGTTGACATACATGCTAATGGAATATATGCAGGCAATGGTAAATTAACTAATTATGCTATTAAAGAAGGAGGTCAAAGTAATGCTGTAGTTACTAATTTAAATTATCAAATGGACAATGGAGGTCCTGACGATGAGGAAAATTTAGACAAGCAAGAAAATCCCGTTCAGAGATCTGAAGTCATAACGGTATCAAGAGACATTAATGCCAACTCATATACAATAGACCATACATATTCAATAAATTTTGGCAATGAATTTAACTTAGTAACCGATCATCCTGCATATGCTGACGATCCAAATTACGCGAGCGTTGATGCAAGATTAACATTGGGTGCAAATGAGGCAAACGAAGCGTTTATGAGCCCAATTAATTATACAGATTATATTGATTTAAGTGGATTCGCAACCGAAGATGGCTGGGATTTTGAAATGTTAGAATTGAATTGCATGGGCGCTTTTTCTACATCTTCTGAGACTAGAGATTATGTGAATGGAAATTATTCACAAACGCTCACAAGAATAATAAGATATACTGGCGAAAATATAGATCAAAATGATACTGAGCCATATGAAATTGAATACAGCATGTCATTTCAATCAAAAGAAGTTAAGAAAGACGAAAGTTGTGCGGTTGCTACTATTGAGGGTTCAATTAGAAGTACTGCAGGGGAAGTATTAAGTAACTGTGGAGGTAATGCTTCAGATGCGGCTCAATCTGGGTACGATTCTTTTGTTGTTGGAAATCAATGGGGTGATTCTCGCGCCAAGTCAGCATTAAAAAACTGGTTTACAACTATCGCTCCAGCCGCTGGAATTACAGATTCATTAAATGATGTAGCAGTTAATTTAAAAACTCAAGCCTGTGTTCCTAATGTTCAAAAAGGAGAAGCTAAAAATAATGGAGTAATAAATTTTAGTTTTGAAATGAACACTTGCCCTGGCGAAAAGAAAACCGAACCTGATGGGCAAGGAAATTCATATCCATACAGTGAAAGCATTACTGAAAGTTACAGTTATTCAAAGCAAAAGGATTGTGATGGAAAACTAGTTGACGTTACCAACTCTACAATCAGTAAATCAGTATCCGCAAATTCTTCGTGCGCCACGAATATAGATGAAAATGGAGATTATCCATTAAATGAAACGATTAGTTCTGTGGAGGCTCCAGATGAACCAGAATACCATGGGGACCGTCCAGATGATAATAAAATTCAGTCATCCTCAACTTCTAATAGTCCGTATCAAGGAAATAGCAGTTGGAGTATAACTTATAGCGACGCAATTAAAACAGACGATTGTAAGGATAGACAAAACACAGCAACTGGAAGCTGTTATTCTTTTAATACTTCAAGCAATAATTCTAAAGCTACTCCAAGAGTAGTAAGTACCGAGACTCAAAACGGAACATACGAAGAGACTCAAGGTACAAATGCAGCAAAAAAATCTACATCTGTTAATTTAGTTGTTAAAACTGACAACTGTAGTTTTGACATAGATCAATTAAAAAGTGAAATGTTTGATATATTAGATGATAACGCACCAAATTGCGTAACTACCAGTAAAAACTGGTCGATATCTTTTAGTCAAGGAAGTCCTCCATCGATGCAAGGAAGCATAGGAGGAATAGAACAGTAAAGTCATGGGCTTGATTTCAATAAATGGAAGCAATCCTTTTGATGGACAAAAAGATCCATATCTTTCCCTGGACTCAAACATTGACTATAATCAAAATCCAAATGGGGACATTAAGAATACATATACTTTAGAAGGTGTATTAACTGGATGTAATAAAAACACATTAAATACATTAAGAGATGATTTAGTAAGATCATTTGATTGGAAAGAAGATTCCACAATACCTGAGAATATAATAATTAATGGAATAATATCTGCAAATCAATCCCAACGAATTATTCCTACGTCTTTAGATTTCGAATCAAGTAATTATATTGGCTCTCTTGCATATACAATCAAATTGGAAGTGTTTACTGGTTTTAGTGAAGAGGCTATAGAAGAAGAATCTTTAATAAATAAAACTCATACAGTAACAACTACCGTAAATGAGAAAGGGTGTGTAAATGTTTCTACAAATATATCCTGCTCACCAAACGAAAATTTGACTGGATGTGGAGCCATAGATCAAGCAAACGCATGGATAAAGAAACAGCTTGGTGTAGTGCAGGTCGGGCAGGTCTCTGCTCAAGCAAGCTATCCTTTGCAAAACGAAAGCTTGACAATTAATCCTGTAACATCTGAAGTTAGTTATTCCAGCACACATGGTCATAATTGCGATCAAGCACCAGAAAGAGACAAGCAAGATGTGCCAGGAATATCTGGCCTACAAATCGCGCAATGCGTAGAGACAAATACCGAACAACCAGAATGCGGAACTGCAATTTCAACATCTAAATATCAAGGAGAAGTTTACAAAAAAGGGGCTGACTCCGATGAACTTCTTGGGTACTTAAGTAATCAAATTCTATCAAACCATACAAACATTAAAAATTTAAGTACGCAATATTCTTCGTCAAGTGATAATATTACTTTTTCTTTTGACGTTAAGGAACAGAATGGCGAGCCAGTTTATGAGCCAACAGATGAAATAATAAATGATTACACAGTATCAACAAGTACTAATCATGATGATGGAAGTTCGTCAATATCCATTAATGGATCATATAAATTAATGAACCCAAAAGAAAAAACAAAAGACGAGGTTCTAGAAAAAGATGACGATGAAGTTCAGAGTGAAGCAGAATCTAATGCTGGCGCAGGAGGATTTGATTTAAAAAGCAAAAGTATAACAAGGAATCCTCAGGCTGGGACTTTAAGCTATAGTTATGGTTGGGAAAGCCCTACTAATCCAGATGACGACAATGGATTACAGGGTAAATCTGGAGTATATAGTTATTCCGTTTCAGTTAGTGAGCCTTTGAGGCAGTACGCAATTGTCCCAGTTCTTGGAACAGGCTGTCCTGATTATATTATTGATTTAGGCTATTGCTCTAAAGGTAGCATCAGTGTTAACACTACAGTTCAATCAGGAGCTAACGCTAATGGTCAATCGATTATAAACGACATGATTAATTCATATGGTGGACAAAACATGGTTGTTACAGAAGATTCCACGAATACATCTAGCGACGGAACAGTCTCCATGAGTTATTCCGCAACATTTAATTCAGATAACTGTTCATAAAATGTCAAATCAATTTTTAAATAAAACAATTAATGATCTTAATTTAAGTGGCAATCTTAAGATATTTTATGATTTTAATGATTACAGTGGATCTTATATCAATACGGTTGGATATGCTGACCCCGAATACTCTGGTCAAATAATAAATTATGATTCTAATTTTACTGGACAAGCTAGTGGCTCAGGCTGTTTCAATAATCAATACATCGCTATCGAAAATACAACAGGAATAACTTCAGAAGCTGCAACGATTATTTTTTCACAAAGGAAAACGGGAGTATCTGACGGAGTAATTTATGGAGATCTTGATGAGCACGGGCCATCTGGGTGGGAAGTAGGAATAAATGCGGCCAACAAATTATATTTTAAAAATTATATAAATGGCTCTCCTAATTATGTAATGCTTGAATCTTATTTGTCAGATCAAAATCTTTGTGCGTTAAGCTTATCAAAAAATGGAAAAGGTAAACTGTTTAGATTAAATTACGAAAAAAAAGTAGGAAACAGCCAAACCAGACAATTTATCACTAATGATAATCCAGAAAACAATATAGAATATTATGATTGTGATAGAGTAGAATTTAATCATTTGCCGCACACCATATCAAATGGCACAAATTGGAAAATTGGATCAGGTGAATTTTTGTACAATGGCTATATGGATCATTTTTTATATTTCGATAGAAACTTAAATGATTATCAGATAAGAAAATTATTTTTAAGCCTGTATGGAGATTATACTGTCAACCCTCCAGTTTCGGGTTATGTGTCTGGGTATATTACTGGACATGATATATCAGCTAGTGGTGTTAGCGGAGAAGTTGGTAAGCCGTTTATTGTGACTGGAACAGGATATCAGTCTGGTTATTATACTTATACATCAGGAGTAGCAAAAACAGGAAGCGTTGGGGTATCAGGTTTTGTTTACGTTCCTAATACTGGAGTCGATCAACTAAGCGGAACAAAACAGATACAACAAACAATATATAAAAAAGTTCATAATTTATCAAATGTATTTAGCATAGATGGAAGTGTTACGCCAACTGGATTATCTAATTATTATTCTTCTGGTACTTACTGGGAATTTAGTGGTAATAGTGGAACTTTTAATGGTAGTAGTGCTGTTGGCCCAAGCAATACAATCTTCGGCATAACTGGTTTTGATACTGTCACGCTAACTGGTTATCAAAGCGGATACGGAAGTACATTAGTAACTACAGGAAGTAACACAGGTTTACTTTATAATGTATTTTCAAAAAGCGGAATATCTGGCTCTGGAAGGTATTATCGCATAAGTGGCGAAACGATACAATTCAATCGAGATCCAAACCCTGAATATTATTCTAATGCTATCAGCGTTATCGATGAATCAAATGAACAATATTTTTATGAAATTGTTTATGATGCATTAGAGGATCAAGATTTAAATGAAATAACCAAACAATACAATTCACCGAAATACAATCGCTTAATACCTATTATCAAAAAGTCATCCAATAATCATTCTTTATATTACGCAATTAACGGAGTGAGTCAATTTACTGGAGAACTGACCTTTGGAAAGAATCAATTCAATTTTCAAACATATAATGTAGCTACTGGATTTCACGTTGTAAATGATCAAGTATATACTAATGAAATAATTGAAGCTGATGATGTATCAATTTATGATTTAGTAAATAGTGGTAATAAAAATGCATTTGAGGTTACTGGATTAAATCAGTATCTATCAAGACCATTTACAAGTTTTGATTTTAATAATGCAGATGTATTTTTAAATGGTGTTAAATTATATTCAGGCATTGATTATATTGATAGCGGCGGGTTTTACCCAATCAATAATTCAACAGGTACTTTGGGTTTATATTTTACATATCCAAAATACAGCGGGGCATATTCTTTTACGGGTTATGGGTACACAGGAATAACAATTGAGCATGATGCAATAAATCCAGACTCATATTGCGCGTTTTACAATGGAATCAGACAACCAAAAGATAATATCATTGCACATGCCAAAAACTCTGATTTAATTCAAGGAACCACCACACAAGAATCAAATCAATTTTTATATTATATGGTAAACGGAAAAACAAGGGAAATATTATGAGCTGTAATATTATATCAGCATCACATGCATCAATAAATGGATCAAGTGATGCCTATGGAGGTTATATAGTTAGTGCTAGTTATATGCCAAGCACTATAAATGGATACAACAAGGCTAGCGTTGTTCTTGCAGGAGCAAATAGTACACCAGCAGGAAATGATGAAGCTAGTATAGGCATAGCAGGTTTGGAATTAAATATGAGAGTGGGCAGCATCACAGAATCCACAAGAGCTGGTTCAGTATCAACAACTACAATTCATTATTACGATAATTCACAAATTTTAGATAATACCCATGTGCTTTTAAAAGAAGAGGTAGCCGAAGGTCTTGGAGCTATAGGGGATAAAATTGGGCCAAGGCCAGATATACAAGCATTAAATAGCCTTGGATTAATTGTCCCAGCTTCAGATACGGTATTCGTTAAATTGCGAGAATTTTATGCAGGAATTGAAGCTGCAGGATTCAATGTCGATGACATTATTACTAGCGCTCCTGGAAAAACGATTTATGATACCGAGCAATTCATGGATGCATTTGGAGAAATATTAGGTGATTCATTCAGTATTCCTGATGGGGCAAAAATGGATTTTCAAGGTCCATTGCGACAAGTTATAGGTCAAATGTGCAACACTTTTGGAATGGTAGCTTATTGGGATCCAGAAACTGACACTGTAGTAACTTCTGCTATTGGAGCGACAAATAGCACAGCAAGCTCAAACAATAACTGTACAATAATTGGATCTTCTACTACTTCTGATTATACCGCTTCTCGTGCGCAAGGCGCTCACGGAACATTTTCAACGAGTAATGATGGAGAATCACAGAGTAGTTCTGGTGGTAATATGTCAAGGTATTTTTTAGCAACTCTATTGGAGCCAACATTAAAAATGAGAGTAAATGCTTGCGGTGGAGAAAAAATCGAATTGAATTTTTTTGATAAAGATGGAAATGTCGATGAAGATATAGCTAAAGCAATGAGCGCCGCGCAAGATTCAAAGGTTTATTCTATGTATGCATTACAATCAGCTCTTTCGGATGGAGCAAACGGCGGAGAACTTCCTGAGATATCAGAACAATTATACGGCCAAGGCAATGCACAAAATCAAACGAAATTTAATTTAAATGATATGATTCCCGTGCAGTATCCACAAGCCAATGCTTTTTTGCGCGATTATTATAAATGCCAGCTGGAAGATGTTCATTTATTGGATGCTCCAGGAAAAGACTACGATGGTATTGGGAAATTGTTTGCCAATCAATCAGATGCCTGGAATAGCGATATAGGAAGCTCTCCTCGATCAAAAGTAGGTAGATTTAATGATGGAAAATTTACTGGAGGGCATTTTTTATTCTCTAAGAAGTCTACTAAGTCATCAATTTTTGGAGAAGGATTGTCATTAACGGGCGAGGGAGATATCCTAAGAAAATTTCTAAACATCATCCCAAATTTCATCAATCAATTATGGGTATTAAAATCAGCGAATGCAGCAAGGAGCGCGCAAACATCCGCTAGAAATTATGGATACTATATAACTTCAAATGCTACCGTAGGTGGCCAAAATCCAAGGTTTGGAGATGGCTTTGATGAAATTCCGCTTAATCCATGGGCTCCATTGTCGGATTGCGGAAACCAATTTATTCAAGATCTTGCTATGGTATTATTTGCAATGTCTGGAACCCAAGGAACATGCGGGCCGCACCCGTTGTCTGAATTTACTGTTATTGATTTTGTTTATGCCTTAGAAAAGGATAAATTGGAAGCTTTGTTTTCAGGGAACACAACTGAAGCCCAAGAAGACAGCTCACAGCAAGCTGCTGATCTATTTGATCAAGGTCACACCATGTACTTAGGAACAAAGAAGGGTGTTGGAGTAAGCCCTCCTGACTTGGGCCCAACGACAGTAACGTGTTTTGACCAAGCTGAAATTTCAGAAATAAGTATTCCTTCTGATGTTGTTGTTGCAACTGAGAAGATAGGATCGATAGGCTTTAAAGGAGGATCAGGCGCACAAAAAACTGCCATGGAGGATTTTGGAGAATTATATGATATGGGAGTTCTGTCAAGTCTTCATCCAATTCATACGCAAATAGAACCTATTGAGCTTGTTACTTCTCCACCAAGATCCAAGATATACCTTTGGTTTAATGTTGAAGGAAATTCCTCTTCGTTAACTTCTGGTCCTGGGCAAGCATTTATTGGCGGAGGAAGCCTACCTCCAGAAGGAGCATGGAAATCAACTATGACTACAGTATCAGTAAATTCAGCTGATATTGCAGCAGCCAATGGAATCAATCAAAATTATTTGGCAGATACATACGATGAAGGATTTACATATTCAAGACAAAACCTTGGTATAATGGCAGACGCATTAGCTGATAAAATAAATGAAGCAACTTGGGTAGATGACGCTGTTGGAGAAAGCACGTCCACAACATATTTGTTGATAGATGATGAAATGCCTGATATACCTAGTGTTGGAGAAGGCTTGGACTCATTAAACATAACGACGGCAGGCGGTAAAACTGAATTGACTGTAACAGTCGGAAATGCTAATTATATTAGAGCACGTACCACGCTAAGAGACCTAAAGGCTGAAAACTCTCATCTTCAACATTCTCATTCATTGATGCTACCAAATGTATTAAACAGCGCACCAAATACAAAAATACAGAGCATTGCAAACGGAAATTTATAATGATCACTTTCCCTCAACAAGACAATAATTTTAATTATGTATTTGGATTTACTCCAAAAACTGGTGAACATAGTTGGTCATTAACATTCGGAAATCAATCTGGTCATGTTTCTAAATTTGATAATTTATTATTATCAGGTAGTGTTTCTGGAGATTTTAATCAATCATATTCATTGGCACAAAACAATGATTATTTAGCTATAGGCGATCCTGCTCAGGGTATAGTTAATACATATGAAAACTTTTATTATACAATCAATAGAGATGATAATAGATACGTTAAAAGAGATAAACTATTTGGGGTAGGGCCTGAAAGCATTAGTGGCTTCGGTGAATCTTTATCTTTAATTGAAGATCATTTATTTGTTGGCGCGCCCAATTCAAATGATAATTCAGGATCTGCTTTTGTATACAAACAGTTTTTAGGGAATAACAATGGATCGACTGGCTCATCAGAATGGGGTCAATCGGAATTTATAAATGGTTTTGAACCGAGCGGTTATTTTGGGTGCAGAATTGCAACCGTAAAGAATGTAAGTCAATACATTACGGCGATTAGTGCGACTGGAGAAAATAATGGAGAGGGTAGCGTTTACATACATAAAGATAATTTATTGAACTATTTATACAAATTAGCACCATCAGATAGTAATGTTTCTTTATTTGGTAGATCAGTATATTTTGCAAGAGCTCAGGAAGTTAGATACTTAGCGATAGCATACGAACAGGGAGGTACTGGAAAAATAAAAATGTACAAAGAAAGTTCTGATGGAGCTCTAGATTTCAGTGAGTACAGAACACTGACGTCAAGCAATCCAAGCAGTGGAGATTTATTCGGGTATTCAATAGAAGGAGACGATGATTATTTTGTAGTAGGTTGCCCAAATGAAAATAATTCAGGAGCCGCATATTATTATAAATATAATTACGATTCTGGATTTTTTGAAAACAAACAAAGAATTGTAGCTGATGACCTTGGTTATAAGGATAACTTCGGAAAAAATGTATCCTTTAATGATAAAGATGGCGTAATTACATCCGACAACTCTTCTGGCAAAGCGTATATTTACTACAATAATGACGATGACTCATGGGAACAAGTAGCAACTATTACAGGCAGCAATTCTAATAGTGGAAGTTTCGGCGGCAATATATATGGATCATTTAATACATCAATTTACAATCATTTATTGATGATAGGATCATCCAATGAAACAGGTACTTACATTTATAAAACTGGGGAAGAGAATTTTACAATATCAGAATCTTTTTCTCTCAGCGGAGTAAATAATAAATTATATGATAATGATGGAAACTTTTTATATGGATATAACGCTAATAAATTTTATGAAATAAAAGGAAATGTTTTTCCTCACTATTCCACACTATATATTAGAGATCATTTATATAATTCAAATATGTCGCGGCAAACAGGGTACATTAACGCCTGGGACTTTAGTGGAGGAGAGAACCTGAAAGAATATTACTTAAAGATATACGATATCAAGAATTAACTTTTTTCAATATCAACGTCGCTAATTTCCTTCCATTTTTCTTCGTCAGAACTAAGATAGACCTTGAATTTCTTGGGTAATCCAGAATGCAAACCAAAGCGTGGAAATGCTGTAATCGATTTTAGCGGCATATCTTCATTCAAATCAATGATAAAGCGATGAGGGAAGTTAGAAGTATCTGAGGGATTACTTTTCCAGTAACTTTCTTTGGTGAGTAAATTTTCTGATTTATAATTTGGATCTTCTGAACTGCAAAATTTAATGGTTGCTTGCTTTGGTTTTGGGTTGATATCTATATGACTTAAGCAGGAATTACCATCATAAGAATCATTAATTTCATATTTGATATAGCGAACTGGACTTGATGAGTTGAAGTTGATTTCTGATTTTTCCCAAAGTTTAACTTCTTCAGATGCAGGTTTTGGTGGATCTTTAACTTCAGTAAAATCTCCTTGCTCCACTTCTTTTATTAATCCATCGATATCAATATTAGGATTTGTTTTATTGAAATGATCAATTATATCATCATATGGCAACCCAAGCTCTTTGTGTCCATTGATATAATTTTTAATTCTATGTTCCAAAATGAGAGGGTATTTAACACCAGCGGGACGATCAAATCTGTGAAGCCAGCGTAAAAATGGCAGACACCAAGTTTTACGACCAGCCTTTTCATATTTCTTGTGAATATATCCTTCTTCGCCGCCGAACCCTATAAAGTTTTCATTGAATCCCAGCCACTGATCAGTTTTACATGCAAAGATTCCAAGTCCGTGCATGGGGATTTCGAAGGGTGGATTATCTTGTTCGTTCCCTCTTTTATCGTACCCCCAAGTTCCATACATATGATCTCTCCAAACTGGATCCATATGGGTGCAGGGATCGTGCCCGTTTATTACATCATAGAACATCGGGCCATGAAAAAGGTCTTTTGTGTCAGAATTATCTTCAAAATATTTTATCAACTTTTTGATTGTGTCAGGCTCAAAAAGAACATGACAGTCTATACTCATGCAAAACTTACCTTCTGCATTTTTAAAGATTTCGTTTCTGACAGTTGTGCTTTTCTTTTCTGTGTATGGAACATATCTTATGTGACGCGTCTTTTCACAAAATGATTTTGTTGCCTTGCCCTGTGCGCTTTCGGGGTTGTTATCGATAATTAATAAATCAAGATCATCCCATATTTCTTGGTTGTTTAATCTGATAGATTGATATGAAAAATATACGCCGTCAAAATCATCATAAACAGCAGAACCAATTGTTAGCTTTTTCATCAAAGGATGATATCAAAAAAATGGGAAAATGTCAATCAAAAGAGTAATTAAATAATTCTATATCTTCGCTGTATATTTCGCCAACTTGATTAATTAAGGAATCATTGTATAAATCTTTGTAGAAAGTATTCTTGCGCAGCTTCTTACCTTTTCTTTGGTTTTTATGGGGGACATTACAGTTTTTAATGTTTAACTTATCACAAATACTTTTAAAGTCCTCTTCTAGATTTTCTAATTTGCCTATAAAGTCAATAGATAAATCGCCGTTTTTATTTTTTAAACATAAAGCGGAGGGCCAGAAATGTATTCTACCAACTGGAAACTCTGGTATTTTATGGTTAGAGCCGTAAGAAGTAAATTTTTTATTTTGAAATAGGGATTTGTTTTTATACAAAATATTAATATAAGTTTTAAAATCAGGAACTTCATCATGTATTTCAGGGCAATCCTCAAAAGCTGAGACCGCGCGCACCCATGGGTTCCTCACAAAAGACCATGTGAAATAATCGGAGATATTTAAAATTTTACTTTCGTAGTCAGAATATGAATCATGACCACTACCTTGATTCCAATCAAAAGAGGATAAGCTTGATCCGCCGCATTTTGCGACATGAATAAATATTGATTTTAACTCATGGTTTACGCAACTCATCAACTTTCAATATCATTTTTTTTAAATAAAAAATCAGTTTGGACTTGCTTTACAAGGGTAAAGCCTTTGCTGGTAATGTAATCAATAATTTTAGTTTGGCTGACATTCATTTCAATAGCCAAAAATCTTATATCCCTGTTTTCGAAATCAATTCCTTGTATTGCGGTTTCGTATGAATCTTCTACATCAATTATCATGTAATCAATTATTTTGGGAGCATGATTTTCGATTAAGATTTGCTCTACGGATTTGGTGTTAACGCTAATTAAATCTTTTCGAGAAACATCTACATCGGGATCCTCTATCAATTGAGAGTGTCCAACATGCCCTTTAGATTTTTCTAGGAAATAAGATTTAGCGTCAGGTAGGCCTATACATTGATTTACTAAAATAGATTCTCTTCCGCTATCCTTTAACAAAGAGAAAAGCCCTCTGTGGCATTCCACTAAAATTCCTTTCCATTTATATTTTGATTCTAATGTGTATGTTTGCGACATATGAATTCCATCGTGAGCTCCACATTCAAAAAAGAACCCTTCTCTGTCAGGCTTGTGGTTGTCTATGTAGTATCTTTCAATAGCGCTAAGGGAATATTGTTTTCTTATGAAATCTGAATATTTAAAATCTGGGATTATATACTTGTCAATTAATTCTTGTTTAATAATATAATTATTATGCTTTTCCCCCAAATCTTTTTCGGCGCTTTCTTTCAGTACTTTTATATGAGATTGATATATTCTTTGAATTTCATCATTACTAAAAATGCCTAAGGGTCTTCTTGCATGATCTTTAGTATTTTTTTTGTGATGTTCAAAATTATCTTCTTTACCATATGTTCCGCTTTGTTTATGCCCGCGCATTTCTCCTTGATCCGCCCAGTTGAAACAATACGCAGGTATGCTGTTTCTATCGACAATTAACTTTTTATGTTTGCGAAAGGCTGTTTCCCATGCTAGATGTTCGCCGCCTCCTTGATGTGGATCAAATCCAAATTCTAGTATTTTATCAAGTCTTGAAATTATGCTTGCCTCCATAACATTACCAGCTAATGCTGGCTCATGGTTGGTTTTCCAAAACATGCTCCTATGAGGTTTCCAAGACCATGCATCTGGATGAGCTTTTAATCCATCCATGCATTGCCTGATATTCCATGGTAAAAATATATCATCGTCATCCCAGCAAATATAATATTCTCCATTTGCATGTTTAAGAGAATCTCTTCTTATAGCGCCAATGTTATTGTACGGCTCGTTTGTTAAGTAATCAGTATTATTATTAATAATAGTAATATTTTTATTTTTTAATTCATCTGATAGTTCGAGCGGGTATTCTGTGTCAGTATTATAAATGACAAGTTCTGTTTCGCCCTGGAAGTCTTGATTAAGAAAAAATTGAATTGAACGTTCTACACAAGTAAAACGACGGTATGTACACATTATGCAAGAGATCATGGAGATGTAGTAGTGGTAGTGCTAGTGGTGGGCCCAAAAGTTGTACTGGTTGTACTGCTTGTACTGCTTGTGCTAGTACTTGTGGTGCTTGTTTCTGGGGGAGTCGTGGTCGTAGTTCCAGCTGTAGCTGTAGTGGTTGTACTAGTTGAAGTAGATGTGCTAGTAGATGTGCTAGTGGATGTTGTCGGACTGCTAGTAGTTGTGCTGGTAGATGTGCTAGTAGATGTGCTAGTGGATGTTGTCGGACTGCTAGTAGTTGTGCTGGTAGATGTGCTAGTGGATGTTGTCGGACTGCTAGTAGTTGTGCTGGTAGATGTGCTAGTAGATGTGCTAGTAGATGTGCTGGTAGATGTGCTAGTGGATGTTGTCGGACTGCTAGTAGTTGTGCTAGTAGATGTGCTAGTTGAAGTCGTTGGAGTGCTACTGGTAGTCGTGCTAGTTGAAGTCGTTGGAATGCTACTAGTGGTCGTGCTGGTAGTTGAGGTAGTCGTAGTAGTAGTTCCACTTCCTTTAACAAGAAAATCATAGGTTACGCATCCGCTGCTACAATCCAAAAAGCTTATGCTTTGTTCTTCATAACCCAAGCAGGTTAATATTTCTTCCTTGCTTATTGAATATGTAACAGTTGTGCTTGTTGTACTAACGCTTAAACAACCATCAGCTTCAAAGGTTTTTTCGGATGGAATATCCAAACACCCAGATAAACCAGATGGGTCTAAAGAAATCGTTGCTACGCCATCTGTAACCGAAGATTGTAATCCGCATCCGCTCGCTTCAATATCAGTCAAATAATCAAGACACCCAGATAAACCAGTAGGGTTTAGAGAAATCGTTGCTGTACCATCTGTAACTGAAGATTGCAATCCACACCCATTCGCTTCAACGCCAGTCAGGTAATTAAGACACCCAGATAAACCAGATGGGTCAATAGAATATGTTATTGTCCCAGCATCTTTCTGCGCATTTAAACCGCAACCAGAAGCTTGAAAGCTTAGTGAACTGTTGATAGTTAACACATCGTCAACTATATTTGTTTCTATACCAGTTCCACCAGAAAAAATAAAACCGTCACAACCGATGGCGTCATAATGTCCTTCATTAGCATAAAAGCTAGAAAATGCATCACTGCATCCAGATCCTGAAACTCCTGATCCAGTATACTCAATAATTAACGTATTGTCTTCTATGATTGTGTTGATGCCACTTCGCCCGCTAAAGGTGAATTGATCGCACCCAGAAGCTTTGTAAGATCCGCTGTTAGCATAGAAGCCAGAGAATGTATCGTTACAACCAGTATCATGAATAACTAAAGTGTTACCTGTGATAACTGTTTGGATTCCTGTGCCACCACTGAATGTAAATTCTTGACAATCAAAAGGGTCTATTTCGAAAGTATTTCCAGAGTCTGCTTGAAACCCTGTAAAAGGAAGCTTACAACCAGTATCTGAAATCTGTAAAATATATCCTAGTTCTCCATCCCCAACGAAACCATGTGTTATTTCGGTGCGTATTCCTTTGGTCCCACTAAAAGTAAAGCCTTTACATTCTTTTCCATCATTATAATAATTCGTATCGGTTTCATACCATCCAGGGGCTCCAATTTCTTGGTGAAACGAATTAAAGCCAGTAAAAGGACTTTTGCAACCAGTATCCAAAATATATAAAACATCTCCAGATATCTGAGTGTCAATCCCACTAATCCCACTAAAAGTAAATTCACGACATCCTGAACCAGTAGAATTTTCTATTAATTTGTTTGCCGCAAATCCGCTATAAGGTAAGCCACATCCAGATCCACCAGCTCCTCCTATATCTAGAACTTCCCATGTAGTTTCATAACCATGTTCGTGGGAGTAATTTTCATTCCTAGAATTATATAATGTTCCAGTTGGTTCTTCAGCAGATTCTTCATCTTGAATACAAGTCTGGTCTACTGGCAAAGAGCATGCAAAATAAGCGCAAAAACTTTTTTCTTGATCGTCTATTACATGACCTTTGATTGGATCGACAGATCTACCTCTAAAATAAATTTTTCTAAATTGAATGGGCAAACCAACTGCTGGAGTTGGCGCATCATATACACCGCCTTCACCCACATCTTCGTAGTAAGGTTTTAGGCTTGATCCTGCATCAGGCGTAGTACTTTCTCCAAACTTATAATTTTCAAGAGTATTAACTTGAATACTATCTAAATTGATTAAAGCTTTGTCAGAATTAGTTTGACCGCTAAGCGCAGAAACATGAATTGCAAATCTTCTAGTTGTCGATGTAGTATTTAAAGAATCTGGACCATTATCCCAGATTTGATGCCCGCCCACAAAAACATATGGAGTTAAGTTCGCTTCACCATGTGCATTTTCAGCGGGCAGAGGATTATTACTATAATTAATCCCAACTGGAAAAGTGTTAGATGAATCAGCCATATATTAACAGGTGCATTTTTACACCTTATATTACACTGACCCTAGTTAATTATCAACTAAATTTGTTTAATTAATTTTATTAAAATTCTAGCTTCTTTGATTGGGATGTCATCAAATTGCTGCCACTTGCCAGCTTCTTCGTTTTTATATAGGTCTTTTGCCCAAAGTTTACGAAGGTCAGCTATGAAATTTTGAAAATCAGAATCGTATGCCGTGGATAGCATTGCTTGAGGGGATTTTCCTGGCATAGAAGATTTTTTGGCAGAAGAATTATTAGTTTTTCCAATTTCATCAGCACCAACAATATGTATATTTAGGAAATTTCTTACTGCCCTCACAAAAGAGCGATTGCAAGCCATAGTTTCTAAGAAGTTTTGACCAAAATCATGCGTATTATCAAGGGTAGCATTAGCCATGTCCTCAAAAGTAATTGGCTCATTGTTAGTTTCATAATTTGGTATAAAAGTCATCCTGCAAATTACAGCAACATGATCAAGTTCACATTTTACCACTTCATAAGAAACATCAGAAAAGCCTCTTAATCTAGCCAGCTCTTTGATGCCAGCGAGCTTAATTAATAATTTATTGTCTGGTATACCTTCAATGCTGGTTGGTGGATTACCATTAAAGGCTTGAGCATTTGGAAAAAGATGCTCGTCGTTCACCATTTTCCTCCAGTCTATTGATCCATCTTCATTGAAGACATACTGTATATTTTTTAATAGACCATTTTCATCTCTTTGATAAGATTCGGGGCCGAATGAATTGTCGATTTTTGATTTTGCCATATTACTTTAGATTGTAGAGTTTGTAATGATCGGCGTCATTCCAGAATCCTTGATCATCAATAATAATTTGATCATCATGAGTATTAATACCCCGATCATAAGATGATTTAGATGAGAACTGGCCGTCTTTAGAGAATATCATTTTTGAACTTTTGTATCTAGTAGTATCGCATATTTTATCAAAATTGTCAAGATCTTTTTTATCTTTTTTATTTTCTTCCGAAACCTCCCAGTCAAAGAAGTTAAATCTGGTCTCTGAAAGGTCAGCAGTTTCTTTTGCAATTAAATTAACCTTAAAACCTTTTTGCTTTAAAAAATTAAAATATTCAATATTTGAAGATTCATCTATCTTAAAGAATAAATTATCAAGGTTTGGTTTTATCTGATTTAATAAATTGATATCTATTTCTTTGTCTGATACAATGCCGACTTTTCTTTGGTTGGCAAAATGAGGAACTAAATTAAGATCAAAGTGATAATCTAATCTTATATTAATTAAAGACTTGGCGAAAAAATTTGGTTGAGGAGCAAAGTTTGGAACAACCTCAACTACTTTAACATGATAAAATTGACCAGTACTAAACACAGCATATCTATCAAAGTCATTTTCAATACCTAAGAAGTTTAGAGTTTTTGCTGCAATATCTTCTGCGTGAATCCTGTTGATAGTTTTTTTATTTTCTTGCCCCGAAAATGATGGTTTGTGATTTTCGATATCAGGAGTCACAAAAATTTGTTCAGCAGAAGAATCTATCCAGTTTGGCGCGGCATACTCTGGACTAGTGTTTGAGAACAAAGAAATCAATGGAACATTATGATACGCGGCTAAAGAGGCAATAAAGTTTTCAGGGCCAATATGCAATAAAGAATTTTTTATTATAAAAGACCAATGATTTTCATTTGTAGCGCCTTTTAATATTGTTACTCCGCCAATATGGGCTTGATTTTTTCCTATCTCAACTATACCAATGTTTTGTTTTTTAAGTATTGGAAGAATTAAATTAACATATTCTTGAAAATGATCCCATTGTTTGCTTTGATGGTTCTCTGTGCATATAGTGATATATTTATCAAGAGCTACAGGAAAGAAAGCTTCTTCTATGAGAGGTCTCTTTGATTTGAGACCAGAAAATAAAGACATTGATTCAACAAAATGCATGGCAGTTTTTAGAGCTAATATTTTTTAAGACAGAGTGATTCAGGTTAATGTAGTGATCGAAATAACCTTTATGATTTTGATGTCCAATCATTAATAATTCATTTTCCATGTTTTGATCATATGGAATAATCTTTTTTACATGGTCATTACCTTTTAATATATTAACAAATTTAGGATGACATGAAAAATATAAATCTGTATTTTGATAATTCTCATGAAATGATTCGAACAAAGAAGTCGCGGCAAAAACTAAATTCTCATCTCCGCCGCAAATCATAATTGCTTTTTTATTATCATTATCTTCAATCAATGACGCGAAGTCAACTCTATTATTTTCGTTATTTTCTTTTCTGGCAACAGATTTAAAATATTCAAGAACTTGATTGCGATTCATATCGTTAGATAAACGATGCATCCAATGTTTATGTCCATCATCATTTTCATCAACATCTTTATTAAGAATATTTTTATATAAATTAATCACCCAATCTTTATTACTCTCAATTGCGGGCGGATCGTAATCTGCATTTCTTGACTTGAAAGATAAATCAAAATCCCAATCAATCTCTGGCATTTCATCAATGATATTTTCAAGCTGTGCGCCAACTGATTCTACGCTATACTCTTTGATAACATAGTCTCTCGACTTTTTACCTTGAGCGGATCTTTTATCTGGCTTCATATTAAAAACCTTTTTAAGATTTTTAGCGATAGAAAATGCAGAAGTAGTAGCTTTAATAAATTGAGTTCCTGGTTCGCGGTATTCAGACCAATCCAAAGGAATGCCGCCGCTTGCTTCATTGCAACTATCTTCCCCACAGCTATAATCTGTAACCAGAGTTATGAGTTCGGTAAGCTTAGCTTCTTGAATTGGTATTTCTTGACCACCAGAAGTAAATGGATGGCAGTAGACATCCATTAAATTATACACTTCGTTTAATTGCTTTTCATTGACGCCGCTTTTAACATTAGTAGTGTTTAACGTTTTACTACCACAAACTTTACAATTCTGTTCTTGGCCAGTGAAATTTCTAACTTCGTATGAGCCACAAGAACTGCAGAAATAGGTTGTTAAAATTCTTTGGGGATCGATACCTTTTTCTTGAATTAGTCTTGGTATGTCCCAACCTTCGCTCCAATGAGTGTGGAGTAGGAGTTTTGCATTTGATCGTGGCTCTTGATCAAGAAATAGTTTAAAACCTTCAAGGATATTTGGAACGCTCTTTCTTAATTGATTTCTAAATACAAAGCCAATAACGAAATCATCTTCATTAATTCCGTGATACTTTCTTAAATTTAATCTTTGCTCATCTTCTAGTCTATAAAATGTAGAGCAGTCGATTGCTCCATGTAGAGTTTTTACATGATCGTGCCCAATTTCATGCAGTGCTTTTTCAGCAAAAGATGACCAGACATAGTAATTTTTAATATTCTTAGCTTCATTAACTGCAAGAGGTAAAATCGGTAAACTGTCCAATGTAGTCCATATCATACAGTTTGTTTTGTTCCACCATTCTTTTTGCATATAACCATTGAACGCCCAAATATCTTCAGAGCCAATATATAAATCAGGTTTCTCTTGAGTGATAACCTTGTCAACCATATTGGCGCCATAACCAGCAGATCTCGCTAGCTGAGGATCTTGATTGAGCTTTTGTAAGAATGCTTGATCGTCAGGCAAAGATCCAATTGTTTTCCAGGGAGTCTTTTTTAAAGACGGATGACTCCATTGAAGACCGTTGGCAAATTCAACTATTTCATATTTACCAGTTTTATATAAATACTTAAGTACATTCTTAGTATTCTTTCCAAAACCAGTAAAAGCTTTACTATGATTACTATGAAAAAGAATCTTTTTCTTGCGCATTACTTTGAGGCTTTTGACTTCTGGATCTCAGCGAGCTGTCTTTTTAATCTCAGAGAGAACAAATCTTTTAAATAAAATTTTAAAAATTCCATTACAGTTTCTGTTTCTCCTGGCTCTAATCCAATAACAAAATTTTGATTACCATTGCGAACGAAAGAAACGCTAAATGCATCAACTGATACCCATTCATCTTTCCATTGACCGTCAGAGCCTTTTACTGACTTCTTTGCTTTTTTGTCCCATGGCATAAATTTAATATTAGTTCTGTCGCTTTCATAAGAGTGATATGTTGTATAAGTTGAGCGCGTTCTCATTGCATGAATGATATGCCCTACTTCATATTCTGAAAATTTAACAGTAATATTCTTGTCAGGGTTTTCAATATTGTCCTTAAATGAACCTTGCTTTGCCTTATCGTCCCAGTGAGCTTGGAGAATAGATTTAATGAACAACGCTGGCTCTTGATTTTTGCCGATACCGATCTGAAAAGAGAATCCAGATCCTGTATTTTTAGAATTGGGTTTATAGATTGAAATACTCATTTGCGGATAATAAAATATAATTAAGACAAATTCAATCAAAAAGTGTATATTATTAAAGGAAATTAGGTTATGGGTATAAAATTTAAACAAATTGATAATTTACAAAGCACTTTTGACGCTTTATCTGGGGATTTTCAGAATCAAATAACGATCAATACAGAAGATATTTCTGGAGTTTATAATGATTCTCAAGTTCTGAGTGGATGGAAATACTTTGATAATAATGTTGATATATCTGGGCAACAAGGATTATTAGTTGGTACTGATAATATTTATACGCCAAACAATTTAATTGCTGGCGGTGCAAAAATTGGATTCCCGATATCAACCCCAAGAAATTCAACCCCAGCTCCACTTGGCGCATTGCAGGTAACTGGTGGACAAATATATTTTGAAGATCAATTAAACATTAGAAATAATGCTGGAATAAATATTGAAAATGGTTCAATCACAGGAAATCAGGCAAATTTTACTTCAATAACTGGATTAACACTTAATTACGCAACTGGTCAGTTCGATAATATATTAACAATAAGCGGAGTGCCTGTTTCAACTGGGGCTGGAATTGCTTATCAAGCTGATAGCGGAGTAGCATTAATTGGAGATACGTTTATTGCAAGCGGAGCAGCTAATTTTACTACATTGACTGTAAATGGAAACACGGTATCTACAGGCGCTTTTGCTGCATATCTCGGAGATAGTGGAGTAGCATTAATTGGAGACACGTTTATAACCAACGGAACGGGTAATTTTTCAACAATTGATTTTGGCCCGATCATAGCGCCAGCATATCAAGAGGGTAGATTATTTTATGATTCAGATAATTTTACATTGTCATTATATAATGATGAAGCCGACATATCTTTACAAGTTGGTCAAGAAGAGTATTTAAGAGTTAGAAATAATACGACTGGAACAATTTCAAACGGATCTGCTGTTTTAATTAATGGATCACAAGGCACTCATCCAACAATCGATTTAGCTAGCGCTGATTCTGAGGAGCATGCTCAAGTGGTAGGATTAGCAACCCATGATATTTCTTCTAGTTCTTTTGGTTATGTAACAACTTATGGAATCGTAAGAGGATTAAATACGACAGGGTATAGCGCAGGTGATGAAATATTTTTATCAACAGGGTCTGGAGCGCTTACTAGCGGAACAATAGACTCACCTAATTATAGGGTAAGGATAGGTCATGTTTTACGAAGTCATGTAAATCAAGGTGCAATTTTAGTACAGCCAGGTCAGGCAAAACTAGGGGGAGGAGATGTTAAAAGCTTGTCTACTATTAATGTCAGTGGAATTAATTTTTACGATTCTGCTGCTGATAGTGCTGGTATATTAGGATCATCTAGTAACTTTGTTTATAATAATGCCAGCGGATTTGTTGGGATTGGAACGTCAGAACCCGAAGGGATACTTGACATTAATTCTACGATTAGCGCTCCTATAGTGCCAAGAATGACAACTGCTCAAATGAATTTAATATCATTTCCAGTAGAAGGCATGGTAATTTACAATACTTCTTCTGGTAAATTTGCTGGATATGAAGCTAGCGGATGGGCGGCACTTTCCTCTAGTAGCACGTACTACAATGATGATGATTATTTTTACGTAGAGACTAGTACTGGCACAAAAAGAATTGCCTTGTCTTTATTTTAATAAATTTTATTTGTCCAAATGATGTTTGGCTCCTTTGCGAGCTTTTGAATAATCTTTAAAATATTGTTTGCGCAGAGGATCTACGCCATCATTTTTTTCTGCACGTTTGTGGCTAAGTTCTGCACTGCGATCCCAGAGGTCGCCCATGGTTCCAGCATTTTTTGTTTTATCAAGAAAAGCTTGTTTATCATAAGGGTTGGTGTCTAAATCAATAGCAGCATTCGGGGCGAGAAAAACACGTTTCCATTCAACACCAAATTCATCGGTGTATTCGTGCTTATCATTCATCCCCTGAAATACTTCTACATATTCTTCGTGCTCAGGGTGTTTATAAACGTATATAGGCATTATTTTTCCTCCAATTTTTTATCCATTAATAATTCTGCTGTTTGTAAATATGAAACAAGCGAGTCAAAAAGCCAGCAAAATCCAGAAGACATAAAAGGTAATAAACAGTATAAGTTATTCCATTCAGTATAATAAAAAAATATTGAATGAGCTAGCCCAACCCAAAATCCTAAACATAATGAACATTTAAATAGTTCATCAAAGAATTTGAGCTTACATAAAAAAGTACGAAACCATGATAAGATAGTTCCGTACTTTAATATAAAGGTTAATCCCAGACAAGAAAAAGAGACTAATAAAATAGTCACTTCAACTTATTAACTTCTTCTAATGCTGGTTGGATTAAAGCTGCCTGCTCTTCCTTGATAGTGATCTTACCACCGAAGTCATCGGTGATTTCAATCATACCCTCTTGATTTTTAGAGAGCTTTGGGCATTTCTTTCCTCCACAACAGAGAATAACTTTATCTTGTTCAACTTTTAACATTGTCATAATAATAATTAGTTTATGTATTCTAGTATTTTATCAACGGTTTTTCCATAAGAAAATTCTTTTTGCAACTTTAAACCTTCTTCGTTTTCGGTCTTGCATTTTTCTTCTGCTTCTTCTAGCTTTGCGATAACCTCATCTTCATTAAAGTCATATATATTTCCTTGGTTGAAGGCTCCACCTTGATGAAAGAATTGGCCGTCATAACATGGGATTTTGCCAGAAGGTTGTACTAGTATTGAATTTTTATCGTTGGCCCAATCTTTGTGGGAAGTAGCGTTCAATACAACACTCCATTTACCTAACGCCGTAGCATTAAACGATGGAAGGTTCCATCCTTCTGCTCCACTTAATCCGCCCAAGTCAATATCTATAGCATTTAGGAATTCATTAACCTCTGAATTTGTTTTTAAGAATGGAAGAAAATTAATATTACCATACTGTTTTCCATCCAAAGCCTGATTAATGAACTGATTTATTTGTTCGGGCTTCATAAATGGATTATTTATACAACAAGATAGTTGATAATTATAATTGTTTCCATACTTCTTTGCCCAGAGCCTTAATATTTTAGCTGTATGCTTTCTCTTTTCAAATTTACCCATCAAGCCAAAATGTATTTTACCTTCTAGGTATTTTTTATTTGTCTTGTGAAAGTCTGGATCAAATCCCATTGGTACACTGCATACGTTATCGCAGCCAATTGATTTGAATATTTTCTCTGCATACGAACTACTAAACATAACTCTGTCATGAAGATTCACAATGTTTTTTTCCGTTTCGGTTGGCTCGTCTACTTCATAAAAAGTTAGTAAATTACTACTCTTGGAAATGGTGTTCTCACTTCCATTAATATGCCATAATTGCAATGTGGGCAAATCCTTATTTAAAATCTTAAATCTAGAATTAACCGATGATTGCAGCCATTCTTTGAACTCTGGCGTTATCTTGTCGTATACTGAAGCTTCTGGGTTCCCTATAGGAAAGTGCGCTATATTAAATTCTCTGCTAAATAATTCGCGCATTATGTTCAAGGAAACGTTTCCGAAAGAAACGTTATTAATTGGGCATTTGAAAATTAACTTACTCATCAAAATGGTACTGCTTCAAAATCTTCCTCGGAAACTTCTTGAGTGGATACCGCTTTAGGTTCAGAGTTTTGAACTTCAGCTTTTTGCTCTTGAGGCTGAGAGGATTCCTCTTGTGGCTTTTGCACAAACTCAACGTCAGAAGCTAATACATATAACTCTCTTCGGTTATTGCCTTCCTTGTCTTTCCAAGTGTTTTCGCGTAAAGCTCCACACACATTAATTAAAGAACCCTTCTTGCAGTATTTCGAGCAGCTTCTTGCTCTTCCATCCCAAGACTTAACCTTTATGTAAAGGGTGTCCTCTTTTTTATAACCATTCACGGCTATAGTGAAATCGCAGACAGCTTTGCCGCCATCGAATTCCTTGCATTCTGGATCTTTAGTCAATCTTCCTGATAATGTAACGTTATTCATAATTAATATTTTATTTTCTTTTTAAGGTCTACTATTACAGAGTCATGCAAATTGATGCATCCCTGTATACTTAAATTTACGGTTGGTGCTATATCTTTCCATGCTAGTAATTTGTAATTGTGTCCATCTTGATATCTCATCCTGAAAACTTTTGAAACTCTTGAATCTGGATGTCTGTCGATAATGAAGTATATCTCATTTAATAGCTGAATGTCAAGCTTATTTTTTTCTTCTAGGTTATTTACTGAATTTATTTCTTCGATTGTCTTGCCGTCTATCTTTCTTTTTACCTCTTTATTGTATGTATTGAGACAGAGATATCTGGTTTCGTTACCAAGAAATGTTGAGAATTTAGTTCCCCTTTCAGGGTCAAACTTTAGGGCTGTATTATATATATGTAAGTCTCTTTCTGAGAACAGATCGTGCTTATTACAAACTGTAGAGTTTGATGGGACGCATCTATTTATCATGTCATAAAATATGCCGCTATGCCGATTTATTAATTCTTGCAAGCATGCGTTTATGTCTTTCTCATTTTGTATCGATTGTACTAGTTCGTTGTCGTGTTGATTCATTGATTTTGGTTTTATATACTTTGTTCATGACTCTTCGAACAAACTTATCGGCTTTGTCTATTTCATCATCCCCAAAGGTTGGCCACATGATTCTGTAATCAGAATTTGATTTAAGAAAAGCATTGTTTTTCTTTTCTTCATTATTGGCTGGCTTTATTCCCTTGCGAGTAACATGAATAACTACTCCATTGTGCTTGTTCTTGATCCACTCTAGCTCATTTGGATATCGAACATCAGTTATAATAGGAAGTATGTTCATGCTTTGATGAACACCTAAGCTTTTTTCTAGCCTGTTTATCCACCAATTTTCATCCATTTTCCTTATTACCTCTGTTCCATAGGTTACAAGAAGTGGTCTAATAATCTCTTTTTCTTTTGTGTCCTGAGTGAATGCGCTGATTCCTATTTTATGACGACAAAGATCATCTAAATCCTTCTTGAGTTCATCTGCAAATGCTGCGCGAGCGGCAGCTACCTTCTTTTTTGATAGAAACTTTTTTGCATACTCACAAAAAGTATCCTTGCCGCTTCTTGCGTTTCCGCAAATGCCAATTAAAAAATTAGTGTTCATAAGACAATTCCTTTAATATCCTTTCTACCAAAAAACCTTCCACAGCATCTTCCTTGCTGTTTATGGTATTATCACAATCAGATGAAATTATTACATCAGTAAGTGAAATATCTTCACCGAATTGCTCAATAGCTTGATCCATCGCATTGAGACATGCATTAAAATGAGAAGAAGCAATTGTCATGCAATCCCAATCTCCACATTGAACATAAAAGAAGCGTTTGCTTAAATCCTTTTTTCTAACCATGCTCGAGATTATATCATGAAAAAAATGAAAAGTCAAGTGAAATCAAAAAGAAAAAGTTGGAACGTATTACTAACGTAATAATAATATTTTAATATTATATTTAATAATATATTATATAATATATATGAAACATAAAGAATGATATGATCATATTATACAATATATTTCATATATGTCAATAAGGAAATAAAAATCGCGCGAAAATTTTATTGACTTTTTTAGGGGTAAATGGTATTATCAGTGTTTCATGAAGGTAATTTTCATTAGTGACTTTGGTATTCAACAGAACTCTGGCGGCGCTCAGGTTAGTAATGATATCATTATCAAGGAGGGAGAATCGAGGGGCCACTCAATAAAACTCCACAATTACGATAGCTCCCCAATAGATTTTCTGGAAAGCTATGATGTATTGATAAGTTCTAATCTTGAGCACATCTATAAAATTTCTCCTGAAAAATTAAAATTTATATTGGATCACAAAAAGCATTTCAGGCTTGAACATGATTCGTGCTTTTATTTTAGCAATGATGATCGACAAAAAGTTTTTGGATCAACAATTATAAATTTCTTTCTTTCTGAGTTTCACGTAGATTATTTTCGTGAATCCTATGGTGATATCTTTCACAATGTATCAATTGTTCATGACCCAATCGATACTGATTTATTTTATAGCGATGATTCGCCCAAGCAATACGATATCGTATATTGCGGTTACCTACATCAACTCAAAGGCTTGGAGAATTTAGTTAAATTTTCTATCCAAAATCGAGATAGGCAAATTGATGTTTTCGGCTGGGGGGATTTCGATTGCGAAAGCTTTTTTAAAAATTACTCCAATATAAATTTCCACCACAGATTGGCCCATGAAGAAGTAGCTAATGTATTCAGGTCAGCGAAGTCAATTTTTCACAGCCCAATCGTGAACGAACCATTTTGCAGAATGGTCGGCGAAGCTTTGCTATGCGGCGTAGAAGAAGTTTTAGGCAACCCAGAAAAAATAGGATCATTCCTTGAATACAAAAGATTGGGGGCCGACACATTTAAATCAGAATGCTCAAAAGCTTCAATTACTTTTTGGGATAAGATAGAAAGTTCGTTATGATATCAATTATTTGTTCAGTTTACAATGCTAATGAATTTTTACCAGTTTACCTAAATCATGTTAATGATCAATTTTTAAAAGAATTTGAAATTGTATTTGTTGACGCGAATTCCTCTGATGATTCATTGAATATCATTAAAGAATTTAAATTTAGAGATGGTATATCAACAAAAATAATTGAAGAAGACAAAAGGGTGACAATATATGAAGCATGGAATATTGCCATAAAGCAATGCTCTAATGATTATATTTTAAACTGGAATACGGATGATATATTATTTCCTTCAGCGTTATCCACGTATCAATCTTATTTGCAAAAATTTCCTGAGATAGATTTATTTTACGGCCCATGTTTTCTGTCTATTGCGCAAGATATTAATGCTATTTCAAATATATTTGTATGGCCCGAATACAGTCATCAGCAGTTATTACAAAGGTGCATCTGCGGGCCTTTTCCGCTGGTTAAGAAATCTGCGGTTGAAGAAGTTAATTACTTTAATGAGAGCTATGTATCAAGTGGTGATTATGATATGTGGTTAAAATTATCAAAGAATAATTACAAATTTAAAAAGATAGCCGAAGTTGTCGGATGCTTTCTCGACAGACCAAATTCTGTATCAAAATCAAAATTGGCGCTAGCCCAACAAGAAGATCGGGAAATACAAAAAAAATATGTTTAGACCATTTCATCCATGTAGTCATATTGAGATTAAAGATCGTAAGTATCTTTACTTAAACGATGACGATCCTAGTATGGCTTATCGTTCGGACGATATTAGTTTTGTTGCGCAACCTTTAGCTGACGCAAGAACAAACCAAAGGTATAATGTCATAACGGTTCCATTGATGATGACGGATGAATGGCAGATCATTAAAGATATTCCTGAATTAATAAAATCACTCAGAGATAACAAGAAGGAAAATGATTTTAATTTTGTTGGTCAATGCAATTATATGGGCAGAGATGTATTCAGGGGGTTAAATTTAGAAAATTACGACTTCGAAGAAACCTCGCCAGTATATTCATTATCAAAAAATGAAAAAGCAGAGAAGCTTATAAATTTTTTGCATAGAATATCCAAGTCTAAATTTGTTTTCGCGCCAAGAGGTATCGGGTCAAGTTCATTCCGAGCCTATCAAGCTATGATGGCTGGATCAATTCCAATAATTACTGGAATGAATGATTACCCATTCAAAGATAATGTTAATTGGGATCAAATCTCAGTCAACGGCAAACTTAGTGAATTGGATTTTTTGATTGAAAAATCTTTAAATATATCCGATGATCAATACAGTGTTATGCGAGAACAGGCTACTTATTTTTGGGATAATTATTGCAAGCATGACATGTTGTATAAAAAATTAGAAGGAATGATATGAGGGCCGCTTTATTCAATTGCCACTTCGGTAAGTTACCAAGCTGGCTTCCGTATTTTATAAAATCTGCATCGATTGTAAGATGTATTGATTTTTATATAATGACTGATGACAGTATTGATAGTCATAATAATTTCTGTAAAGATCATGGAATCAATAATGTAACATTTAAAACCTTTAGCATTAAAGACCTTGAGACTATCGTTTCTGAAAAACTATCGACAAGCTATAAACTTCCAGAAGTAAGAAAAATATGCGATTGGAAAACTGCTTATAATTTTTTATTTACAGATATCTCATCTTCTTATAATTATTGGGGGCATTGTGATCTCGATATTATAATGGGAGACATCGACAGTTATTTAACTCCTTTGTTTGGTAATTTCGATATTATTTCTGGCGACAGAAGCAGGCTATGCGGGCCTTTCAATTTATACTCCAATAATCTTGGCGATGTATTTAAAATTCATGCTTCATGGGAAAGGATAATGCTTAAAATGGGTCATGTGGCTTATGATGAAATAGATTTAGACAATGCTATTAAAATTCATAAAGATATTTCGGTCTGCTATGGCGTTTCTAATAACAGGTATATGCAAAACTATGGTAGCCCCCATTTGCAACCCCCCCTAAGAATACCAGCAACTTGGACAAATGGAAAATTGACTATAGACGAAGATGGTAGAGAAACAATGTTTATTCACATGGGTCATAAGTCATCAATAAAGAATACGGATTATTGCGATAGCAATTTTTTCCATATTAATACTCATGGGTTCAAATCATGAATGAAAAAGTTTTTCATATAGGATTCCATAAAACTGCAACCAGTAGTTTTGAACATGTCTACGAATCACTTGGCTATAAATTATTTAATAGAATACAAAACCAAGACAGTTTAAAAAAATATTACAAAACAAAAGATGTAAAATCTTTGCTTAGCATTATAAATAATCATGATGCATTTTCAGATAACCCATGGTTTTGGAATGATTTGTATTTAGATCTTGATAAATTAGACCTAAACTGCAAGTTTGTTTTAACAACACGAGATTCAAATAAATGGTTCAGGTCTTTAAACAAGAATCATATAAATATGAATGAAGTTGCAAAACAGCATCTTTACGAGGGAAAAAAGCCCACCAAAAACAACAAAGAAATATTTGTCAATAAATATGAAGCATATAATGCTTCAGTGTTAAAATACTTTAAAAACAGAAAGGACTTCATTCACTTCTCTATTAATGAAGGTTTTTCATTAAATTCACTTTGTAAATTCTTAGGCAAGAAGCCATCAAATAAATCATTTCCTTGGATTAATAAATCTAGATAAAAATATGAACTTACTTCTTTCATTCCCAAGAACTGGTAGCACGTGGACTCGGTATATAATTGAGTTTTTTTCAAAAAAAAGCGCCGAAGGGCATTACGACAAAAAATCAGTCCATAGCACTATACAAGATAATGGATTCGAAACTATTTCTGAGATAGATCACAAAAATGTTTTCGCCAACATGGTTCATATGTCATCAGATATTCGCAGTATCCCACAAAAATTATGCATGTCATACAGAAATGCAACCGAAGTGATACCAAGTTATCAATACAGTGAAAATCATACCAACAAGAGCATACCAATACAAGATTGGCTCAAAAACAAAACTCCATCAGACTTCAATGCAAAAGTAAATCAATATCTATCCAACATTAATTATTACGAAAAATTTAATGGTTCAAAAATGATTCTGAGATACGAGAAACTTATGAATGATCCAGCTGAAGCCATAAAAGAATTAACTTTATTCTTTGGCGTGTATGATGACAAGCTCTTTAATGACTTCATGAAAAACTACGAAGAGCATAAAAAAACTAATCTCTCATACAAATCATTACCGAAGCACATGTCGGTAAATACTTCTGGTAAGACTAATGTAATATCGGATATACTGCCTGATAATTTAAAAGAATACTTTGAATCAAAATTTAAAAATATATAAAAGTAATGAGCGCCTATATTGATTACGTTAAAGATAATTACAGTAAAGATTTTAATATTCTTGAAATCGGGGCTGGACATAGGTCGACTAAAGCTTTTTCAGAATATTTCAAAAAAATATACTCGATAGAGCACGACCCAAGATTCTGCAATATTTATCATGATAATTATATCAATATTCCAGTCGAGCAAGACGGCTGGTATAATCGATTTAAATTCAATGATCTTTTGCCATTAGATTATGATTTAATAATATTCGACGGACCTAAAGGTGGATTCGATCCTCCTTTTTCTAAAAGCGATAAAAAAGTTTTCAGATCTGGTTTTTGCGATCACTTTATCAATATTAAAAAAGATGTTGATCTAATCATTGATGATACTGATAGAAATTGGTATGAAAAAGATGTTGTTGAGTTTTTTAAAAGTAAAAATTATCAATGCATAGACAAGCAATATTATACAATATGTAAACCCAAGTCCTGAATTGAAAATAATTACCATATTCAACTTCCCTAATCAAGACAATTATAATAATCTTTGTCAATGGTGGCTTAGTCAATGTCTAGAAAACTCTGAATTGAATATTGAGATATGGCATAGAGATAGTATTGATCACCTTGAACTTGCGGATGATAGAATCAAGTTAATAGAGAAAAGTGAAATAGAAATATCTAGATTCTTAAAACCAAATTTAATCTCAAATAAAGCTCAACATAATATTGGCTTCAAACTATACAATCTTTGTCAAGAATCCGAGCCATTTATTTTTATTGATGCTGATGCAATTTTATTTAAAGATATCAGCCCACTTATAAACACCTCAAAATGTAAACCTTTTATCGCTGTAGATCATCAAGTTGTACCTGGGCATACCTCTCATATTCCTTATCGATTCTTAAACAGCGGAGTGCAGATTTGCAGTGACCCCAGCATATTAGATTTTGATGAAATCGTTAAGGTTCAAAATATTTATGACAATTTTGTTGTTCCTGGCACAGACCAATCAATGATCTGGACTTATTTTAAACACATAAAATATGATTATACTCATCCTAAAATAGACTGGAGATGGAATAATTGCGCAGGTTTAGTAAAAGATTCAGACGACATAGGAATCAATCATTATTGGTATAATTTTAAACCTTGGAATATTAACTGTAAATTTTGGAAAAAATTTATATAATACTTTAATTTATGAAAAAAATAATTATCACTGGAGTGACAGGTCAAGACGGTAGTCACATGGCCGATTTTTTATTAAAACTATTTGAAGGTCAAGAGGATTTCATGATCTATGGGGCAGTGCGTCGATTGAGTGTAAAGAATCATGAAAACATTTTGCATTTAGAAAATGAGCCGCGATTCCAATTGATCAATATGGATTTGAATGACGCGCACAGCATGCGCGATGTTATTATTGATATTCAGCCAGATTACTTTATTAACTTTGCCGCCCAATCTTTTGTTGCGGGAAGCTGGGATTATCCGATACAAACATGGGACACTGATGCTGATGCGGTTCTTCATATTCTTGAATCAATCCGTCGTTTTGCTCCGCACTGTCGTTTTTATAATGCTGGTTCGTCTGAAGAATTTGGCGATGTTATTTGCACCCCACAAAATGAAGCGCATCCCTTACGACCCCAATCTCCATATGGTGCAGCAAAGTGCGCCGCTCGACACATCGTCAGAGTTTATCGCGAGTCCTATGGTTTATACGCAATACAAGGTTGGCTCTTCAATCACGAAGGTACGAGAAGAGGTTTAGACTTTGTAACCCGTAAGATCAGCCATGGTGTTGCTAAAATTAAACATGCACTTGAAGCGGATAAAGAAATTCCAGTATTAGAATTAGGGAATATTGACGCAAAGCGCGACTGGACTGACGCTGAAGATTTCATGGAAGGCGTATGGATGATGTTAAATCAAGACCGCCCCAAAAATTATGTACTAGCCAGTGGCGAGATGCATAGTGTTCGAGAATTTCTTGATGAAAGTTTAAAATGCGCAGGTATAGAATTTATATCTAAAGGTGCGGAGGATGAAGAAAAATATTACACAAAAGATGGCAAGTTACTTTTTCAGGTTAACCCTAAATTTTATCGCCCTGCAGAAGTTCATAAATTATGTGGCGACTGCTCTCTCGCAGAACAAGAAATGGGCTGGACGAGAAAAACTGGATTCTTGGGTCTTGTCAAAAAGATGTACAAAAACGATTACAAATCACTTTCAAAGTGAAAGATAAAAAAATCTTCGTAGCTGGTCATCGCGGAATGGTTGGCTCTGCGGTTGTTGATAATTTAAAATTAAAAGGCTATACAAACATAATAACAAGAACAAGACAAGAGCTTGATTTATTAAATCAAAAAGCTGTTGATGTTTTCTTTAGAAACGAGAGTATAGATCATGTTGTTTTATGCGCCGCAAAAGTTGGAGGCATCTTAGCTAACAATACATATCGCGCAGATTTTATATATGATAATTTACAGATTGCATCTAATATCATAAAAGCGTCGCATGATCATTCTGTAGATAAATTAATCAATTTAGGCTCTTCATGCATTTATCCACGTGATGCAAAAATACCAATTAAAGAAGAGTACCTATTGACTGGAGAGCTGGAGTATACAAATGAGCCTTATGCTATTGCAAAAATAGCCGCGCTTAAAATGTGCGAAAGTTTTTACAAACAATATGGTAGTGATTTTTATTCGATAATGCCATGTAACTTATATGGACCAAGAGATAACTTTGACCTACAAACATCACATGTATTGCCAGCTTTAATAAATAAAATATATTGCGCTCGTGAAAAAGGCTCGCAATCTGTGGAAGTTTGGGGTAGTGGAAAACCGCTCAGGGAATTTCTTTTTGTTGATGATTTAGCTGAAGCTGTAGTTTACTGCCTTGAAAATGTATCGGCGGGAAATGTTTATTCTCAAGATATATCGCATTTGAATTGCGGTTCAGATGATGAGGTTTCTATACTACAACTAGCTCAATTAATTAAATCATCACTTGATTACCAAGGAGATATAGTATTCGATTCTTCAAAGCCAGACGGAACGTTTAGAAAAAAGATGGATAACACAAGAATAAAATCAATGGGTTTTTTACAAAAATATGATTTGAGGGCTGGAATTGAAAAAACTTACGCTTGGTATATAAAAAATTTAGAAATTAACTGTTAGATTGTGTATAGTAATACATGTCTAAGAAAAAATGTTTAGTTACTGGAGGTGCTGGCTTTATAGGCAGTCACTTGGTTGAAAGATTATTGAGCGCTGGGCACGAAGTAGTTGTTGTTGATGATGAATCATCTACCGCTAATTCCCAATTTAACTGGAGAGATGATACTGAAAATCATAAAGTTGATATCTGTGATTTCGATAAACTAGAGCCTTTATTTAAAGGTGTAGATTTAGTTTTTCATTTAGCCGCGCGTTCTCGTATACAGATTTGCGTTCAAGATCCGTCAGATGCAGTCAAAAATAACTCGCTTGGTACGGTAAATGTACTTCAAGCAGCCAGATTAAACAATTGCAAAAGAGTAATGTTTGCAGGTACTTCTTCTTGCTATGGATTAGCTAATCCAATCCCATTGAAAGAAGACATGCCTAATGATTGCTTGAATCCTTATTCAGTAAGTAAATCTAACTGTGAAGAATTATGCAAAATGTACACTAAGCTTTTTGGTTTAGAAACTGTATTGTTTAGATTCTTCAATGTTTATGGTGAGCGTCAGCCTTTGGCTGGAGATTATGCTCCTGTTATAGGTCTATTTTTCAGGCAAAAAGAAGCGGGCAAACCAATGACTGTTGTAGGTGATGGACTTCAAACCAGAGATTATACATATGTAAAAGACATTGTAGAAGCTATGTATTTAGCTGGCGAATCAGACAATAAAGAAATCATAGGTGAAATGTTCAATCTTGGTACTGGCAGGAATCATTCTGTTCTTGATCTTGTTGAATTAACAGGCGGGCAACATGTTCATATTGACGCCAGACCAGGAGAGTCAAGAGAAACATTGGCTGACAATACAAAAGCAAAAACTTTATTAGGCTGGAATCCTCAAAAAAAATTAGAAGATTGGATACAAGAAAATAAGCCAGTTATAGATCGTAAGTACGAATGAAGATTGGTGTAATCGGCAATGGTTTCGTCGGTTCTGCCGTGGCAAATGGATTTGCCAAATACGATGTAAAAGTATTTGATAAGAATCCAGAGGTTTCCAAGAACTCGTTAGAAGATACTTTGTCTCAAGATTTTGTGTTCATTAGTGTTCCAACTCCAATGAAGGATGCTATGGGTGCAGATTGTAATTTATCAATTATAGAATCTTGCTTTGATGAAATTGACTCTATTGGATCAAAAGCTATTTTTATTATAAAATCCACAGTGCCAATTGGAACAACTAAATCTTTACAAGCAAAACATCCTAATTTAAATATTGTTCATTCGCCCGAATTTCTTACTGCAAAATTTGCAAAAGAAGATTTCCTTGACGCGGATAGACATATTGTAGGTTATACAAAAAAGAAAAGCATTGGAGATAAGGTAATTAAATTATTTAATAAAGCCTTTCCTAATATTCAGACTGTATTAATGAAGAGTGATGAATCTGAATCAGTTAAGTATATTGCTAATTGTTTTTTCGCTACAAAAGTTAGTTTCTTTAATGAGATTCATTGCTTGATAGAAAAATTAGGTCTTGATTGGCATGCCATTATTAATGGTGTGATTACTGATAGAAGGATTGGCCAGTCTCACTTTCAAGTTCCAGGTCATGATGGAGACAAAGGATTCGGAGGAACATGCTTCCCTAAAGATATCAACGCTTTGATTAAAACTTTTGAAAAAAATGGCTTAGACCCAAAGCTTTTAAAGTCTGCATGGCAAGTCAATCTTGACGTAAGAAGTGATTTAGACTGGGCAAGATCTGAATCTGCAGTCAAAGAATAAATTGTTAATAACTCTTTAGCACATTAAGCTTGTATTATCGAGCTTTCTGTGTTAATATAATATCCATACTCTACGAATGAATATAAAAGTAAAGAAAAGAAATGGTCGATTAGAAGACTTTGAAGTTGATAAAATAAACGCAAGCGCCCAAAGAGCATGCGAAGGAATAACTGAAGTTTCCGCAAGTGAAATTGTACTTGATGCACAACTTCAGCTTTATGATAAAATTACCACTTCTGAAATTGATAAAGCTCTTGTGCTATCAGCGCGAGAGAAGATAGAAAAAGAACCTAATTATTCATACGCAGCCGCAAAACTTTTATTAAATTGCTTATACAAAGAAGTATTCAAAGAAGGTGTGGATTCAGATACATTCAAACTTCAGTACAGAAAAGCTTTCATACAAAACACCAAAAAGTTAGTTAAAGAAAAAAAACTTTCAGAATCCTTGTTAGACTTTGATCTTAAAAAACTATCAGAGGCAATGAAGATAAGCCGAGATGATCAATTTAAATATCTTGGTATACAAATTTTATATGATCGTTACTTTATTCGACAAGACGGAAAGGTTATGGAATCTCCACAAGCTTTCTGGATGCGTGTATCTATGGGTCTCGCAATCAATGAAGAAGATAAAAACGAAAAAGCTATAGAGTTTTATAATTTATTCAGTCAATTTTTATACACCCCCTCAACCCCAACCCTTTTTAACAGTGGAACTACTCACTCACAGCTTAGTTCTTGCTACCTTAATACTTTTGATGATAGCATTGACGGTATTTTTGACGGTGCTTGGCAAGAAGCTCGTAAATCAAAGTACGCTGGTGGCCTTGGCCTTGATGTTACCCCTTTTCGTTCTACAGGCTCTCATATTCAGGGAACTAATGGTATATCTAGTGGCTTGGTCCCTTGGCTTAAAATATACAACGACCTTTTGGTAGCCGTAAATCAAGGCGGAAAACGTCCAGGTGCTGGTTGCGCATATTTAGAACCTTGGCATTTGGATTTCGAAGACTTCTTAAACCTAAGAAGAAATACTGGTGATGATCGACTTCGTTGCCATGACATGAACACTGCTTCTTGGGTTCCTGATGAATTTATGCGTCGAGTAGAGCAAGAAGATGTTTGGTACTTCTTTGACCCCAAAGATACTGAAGATGAGAATGGAAAAACTCTTCATGATTGTTTCGGCGCAGAATTTGACGAGCGTTATAATAAATTATGTAATGATGCAGAAGAAGGTTTGATAAAAAATTATCGAATTATTCCTGCCAAAGAATTATGGAAAAAGATGCTTAAAGTTTTATTTGAGACATCTCATCCTTGGAATACATTTAAAGATCCTTGCAACATTCGTTATACAAACCAACACGAAGGTGCAGTACATAGTTCTAATCTTTGTACGGAAATTACATTACATACAAAATCCTCAAAATATAAGGGTGGCGAAAAAGTAGAAATAGGAGAAACGGCGGTATGTAACTTAGGTTCTGTTAATTTAAAAAATCATTTAATTGAAAAGGCAACTCATGGTTCATCTAATTATGTAATTGATTATAAAAAATTAGAATCCACAATTCATACTGCAATTAGAATTTTGGATAATGTTATTGATTTAAACTTTTATCCAACGAAAGAGGCCGAAAAGTCTAATCTTCAGCATCGCCCAATTGGTTTGGGAATGATGGGTTTACATGATATTCTTCACATGCTTAATATTCAAATTGATGGTGATGAAGCTGTTGAGTTTAATGATAAATTATTTGAGTTTTATTCTTGCCACGCTATTTATGCTAGTTCAAAATTAGCGAAGGAAAAAGGTGCATACAAAACTTATGAAGGGTCATTATGGAGTCAAAACATTTTACCCGTTGACTCTTTTAATAATTTAATGTCGTACAGAAAAAATAAAACTAAAGGATCTGAGACTTTAAAAGAATGGGGGCAAGTTAGAAAACATATAGCTGAATTTGGAATGCGTAATTCTAATGTTATGGCTATTGCTCCAACTGCTACTATTGGTTATATCAATGGGATAGAACAAAGTATTGAACCTAATTTTTCTGTACTTTTTGTTTATGAGAATAAAAGCGGTAATTTCTTTATCACTAATGAACACTTCGTAAGAGATATGAAAGACAGAGACCTTTGGTCCACTGAAATATCCACTATGGTAAAAAGTGTTGACGGAGATCTGTCTTTGCTAAACGGCTCAATACCCGAAGATCTTAAAGAAAAATACAAAACTGCTTTTGACAGAGATATGCTAAAATTAATTGAATGTAATTCTGTACGTCAAAAATGGATTGATCAAGCAGTAAGTTTTAATTTATATAATAAAACTACATCATTAAAATACTTGAATGATATATATATGGCTAGCTGGAAAGCTGGATTAAAAACTACATATTATTTAAGAAATCGAGCCGCAAGTAAGGTTGAAAAAGCCAATGAAACTGAATCAACTAGCGCTTCCGAACCTAGTGCTTGCAGCATCGAAGCTATGAAAAATGGTGAGATTTGCGAGAGTTGCCAATAATTTTTTAAAAAAAAAATTTAAATAGTTCTCTTTAGTTATATTATACATGTATATAACATGTATATTGTAATTAATTTTTCATGAAAGAAAATAAAGAGAAAATTGAGTTCTGGCTTCATAGCAATTATAAAAGCGCTTTGAAAAAGATATCCGAGGAAACTGGGTATTCTGTTTCAGAACTTATGAGAAGAGGTGTTGAGCACATAATTAAAGATTTAATGCCTAGTCATTTCTCAAGCCACGCAAATAAACAAGTTCCATTTAAACCAGAAAGAGAGGTTAACCATGGCGAATGAAATAGCTTTTTATAGGGGAGATGCATTTTCTTTTGATCTGTCCCTTGTTCTCAACGGCACTTCCGTTAATATGAATGAATATACAGCTTTTTTTACTGCGAAAAAAAGAAAGACCGATCCAGATTCAAAAGCTGTTGCAAGAAAAAGTAGTGAATTTCCACCAGATACTGATACTGGCGGCATTACTATTGTTGATTACGGAGGGGGCCAAATCCGTGTGGTATTATTACATAAAGATACCAAAGATCTCCTTGATGGAGATTATCATTATGGAATTAATGTTGTAAAAAAATCAGATCCAGCACTTGTCTATACATTGCTTCAAGGCACAATGACAGTTAGATTAGATATTGGAGTAAGAATTACATCAGACCCTACTTTGCCTGAAGGCGTGACTACTTCAGGACCAACCACTACAGCTACACCCACAACAACAAGTACCACAACGACAGTAGCACCGACTACAACGACAGTAGCACCGACTACAACTACTACAACGACAGTAGCACCGACTACAAGCACTACAACGACAGTAGCACCGACTACAACGACTACAACTACTACAACAACTACGCAATCTCCTTAATATTATGGCAACTCAAAATCCAGGAGACGGTTTTTACGCAAGAGATGTAGTTTTTCTCGTAGACGAAGCTGATGCAAATATGGCTGATGATTTAGGTAACTTATTAATTATTACGTTAGATACGGATAGTACAGTCCAAGGTCATTCTACCATAACAGCAGTTCAGGGTCAATCAGCTGTTATCACTAGCGTAAGCCAAGAAGCTACAATAACATCGCAATCCTCAAACAATCAATCCGCAATCATAAATAAGTAAAATGGCTCTGAGACGACCAGATCAACTACCACCAGCTTCATCTTTACAAGATGAAGATATTTTTATTGCTGAAATAAACCCCTTTGATGCAGCTACTCGTAAAGTCGTAAGAATCTCAAAAGATAATTTATTGGATGGGTACGCAAACTCTGCATTTAATTTAGGTACGGGAGCTGGGTTTTATTCAAGCATTACAAATAATACCCTTCAATTAAAATCTTTGGTTGGGGGGAAAGATTTTGTTGTTAATAGCTCTGCAAATCAAATCTTTATAGATTATACAGGAACTCCAGAATCCACGACAGCCTCAAACATTGGCTCAGGAATTGGTCTTTTTAGTTCGGTTAGTGATTACGATATAAAACTAAAGTCTATTAGCGGAAGAGATAATATTGAAGTTTCTCAAGAAAACGATACTCTTTTTGTTAGTTTTATTGGTCAGGCTGGTGGTGGAGGCAACGCGGTTTCTGGAGCTTCTTTCTCTTTCTTTTCTAACATAGAAAATAATATTGGCCCTGCTACAAAAAATTATTATGCGACTCCGACAACTGGAACCTTGCTTTCTGGGGTGACAGTTGATACTGCTGAAGATTTAAAAGTTTATTTACGATGGGATGGTCCAGCCCATGATTACATTGGTTCTGGATCTATTAATGGAATCCCAATACCTAGCAATCAAATTGTAGAGCTTGGTGATTTCACAAGAAGATTTGAAGGGTATCTTGACAATCTTTCTCTTACGGGACAAAGCTTTATTAGTGGAGAAGCGAATGGATCTTCAGCTATAATATCATTAACTGAGCTTGGGGCTGGCCCAACTCCAATTTCCTTGCTGATTGATAACATTTCATCCGCTACTGAAAAGCCTTCTACGGAATTAGGCTCAACTCATTTAAAGGGCGGAGACACAATTAATGCGTATGCAGTTTTTAGCAGTAATGATATTGATACTATTGAAGTATATAATTCAGGTATCTCTGATGGAATTGTAGCATCTTCTTATTCTTTAAGTGATACTGGGGATGGAAACTTTACCGCAACAATACCTGTTACAATAACAAATAATAGAGCTGGACTTAATTCTATTTCAATTATTGCAAGGAATAGTTTTGGAACTTTTGGCCAAGTTTCCACATCATCCAATCAAATCGATTTAGATCAAACCTACCCATCTATATCTGCAAGTGACCCATCTTCTTACAATGGAAGAAATGATGGATTAAGAAATGGAGAGTCAACTAATTTCACCAATACAATATCAAACTGGAGTGCTGGTAATGGTGATACCATATCTTATTCTGCATTAACAAGTGATATTAGTATTACAAATAGTAATTCATTTGAGAACCCCAAAACAGTTTCTTATGCTGATGGAATATACAGTGATTCTGATAATTTAAGAATTCGTGCGGTGCGCGTTAATAATGGTGCAGTTGATACTGATGATGCAAAAATTAAAATCGCAAATCCCCCACAAATTTCAGCGATATCTTTTGATTCAACAGCAACTTCAGCTCAATCACCAAATGTTATTGGAGCAAGCGAAGTAAAAGGTGGCGATGTTATAAATGCATATATTGATGTTACTTCAAATGAAAGCAGTGCAAATCAAATTCAACTTCGAGTTTTAAATTTCGGTTTAAGCGAGGGTCAATCTTACAGTAATTATTCTTCAACAGATTTAGGTGGAGGAGTATTTCGATATACTGTACCAATCACAGTAACTGATGAAGCCTCAAGAAATGGAACGGTTGGCATAAAAGTTATTCCTAAAAATTCATTCTATAATATATTCGGTGATGAGTTTACTTCCAATAATTCAGTTTCTTTAAATAACAGTAACCCATCCGTAAGCATCTCATCCATTTCTTACCCAGGAAACCAGCAAGCTTTAAAAGATTCTGAATCAGCAACAGTTTCAAATTCTGCTAGCAACTTTGATACAATTTCTTATACTTCGGCAAATGGTCAATTAACAATTAGTAATTCGACAACTCAAGAAAGTTCTAAAAATGTTTCAAGGCAAGCAGGTAATTACAATATTTCCACAAATAATTTTACAATTACAGCCACAAAAACATCAAATGGAGCTGTTTCTATTGCATCGACTGTTGTTAAAATTGCTCATACTGATTTACAACTTTCTATAAATAATTTAGCTTCTTCGCTTTCTAGTTCTCCAGCAGGTGTAAGTGATAACTTTAATTTAGTTTCAACACAGCAATTCCTAGAGGCTCCTGATTTATTTACTTCTTTATCGCAAACCTCGCCCTCTCAATTAACGACTGGCAGTCAAGGAACGAATACGAATTCAAATTCTTATACAATTACCGTATCAGATTCAGACACCAAGGGTACATTTACATGGCGAGTAAGTGGCCAAAATTTAGCTGGCAAACAAGTTAATGTGATAACAACTAATCCAGATTATACCTTAGAAGGGTTTTCCTCAAGAACTATTACTGCTTCTCCACAAAGTCTTGGAGCTGGTTTGGCATCAATAGGGACTTCAGTTTCAAACACAAGTAATGTAAACATGGAAAATATTAGTGAAGGAGGTGGCGGACCAAATGGAGGAACTGTTTATTCATATCAATCTTATTCTGACGGAATACAACTAAGTAATGTATATGATGAAAACAATAAGTTTACCGTTTGTGACTCTCTTGGAGTTACATCATCAACTGGTGATTATATTTTTAATTTAGACAAATTGAATAGAGCAGCTAACACATCTGTTAATAACCCTGCTCAGTTCTTAGTATCAGAGGATTAATTATGGGCGCTTTCGAAGATTTCGTTAACCAAAACTTGGGTATCAGACGCCCAATTATTACTGATTCAGGCCATCCAAGCAGCAGCTTAAAAGCGGCTGGTATTGTTGGTACAAATTATCTTAATTCTGACGACAATCAACTGTACGAAAAAACAGGCGAAGATAATACCAACGATTGGATGCCTGTTGGAACTTTAGGTCATTCTCGTTTCAGTGGTCAAAGTGGAATTTATTTAACGCTCACAGGTAACAGTGGTTTTTTAGAGAATGAAGCGACTATTGGAACGGGTGATGTTACAAGTTTTATAGTTACTGATAGCGGAAGGGTTGGCGTAAATGTAGAAGATCCTCTCTACGACTTTCATGTGGAAGGTTCTGTTTGCTTGGATGGTTTTATTTATCTGAAGGGCAATCATGTTCATTTAAATTATGATGTACTACCCAAATCGAATCCTAGGACTAGAGGGAGGCTTTGGATTAATAACGGAGCATTAATGATTAGTTCTGGATAAGCTTACGTTTTGATGTTATTTTACCGTGATTATCGTAAGCTATGTCTCTTTTAATAAAAAAAGGTGCCAAACTTCTAGTAAAGAAAATAGCTTTATTGATACATAAAACACCACCCGCTCCTCCAACGTGATTAGTTTTTTACGAAAAAGTAAAAAATATTTGTGTAAAATTAAACGGGGTTATCAAAAAAAGATTGATAATCTCCACAATTATTTAGATAATGAATTACATTATTTAAACTCACAATTATATTATACAGAACAAAAACAAATCACAAACTTAACAATGGAATACGAAGCTTATAAATTCAACAGTGAAATTCATAGTTTAAGCTCTATGCCAGAGCCAGCTATAGAAGAAATTATAAGAGTGAATAAACGTATAACTGAACATACTTGGGGGGTAATACTAGAATCAGATAAAGTATCTAATTTAAATGTTTATATAGCTCAAATGAATAAAGTTCAACTTAATGCAAGACAGGCTAACTTTTTTGTAGTAACCGACTCAGAAGAGATACTATTAAAACTGCATAATACATTTAATTGGATGAATAAAGTATTTTATATTGTGCCAAATACATATAATTCTAATATAGAAGACGAATATAGGCCAAGCATTAATTTTCATTGTTTAAAACATTTAGATAAACATATTTCGACGCCAGGTTCTACATACATGAATATGCTAAAGGAGATTGGCGGCAAGCAAGTAACAGTTCCTAACCCACAAAGAGTCTTTGCTTTTAATTGTAAACGATTAGTTCCAGAATCATGAGCGAAAAAAGAATATCATATATAGTTTGTTCCCGTAACGATAATTATAACGGTGATTCTGTAGGTAGATGCATCAATACAGTAAATCATGCTTGTGAAATCATTCGCAAGAATAATGTTGAAGATCAATCTGAGGTTGTGCTTGTTGATTGGTGCTCAAGAAATAAACCAATGAAGGATGATATCCTTAGCAGGTTAGTTCCAGAAACAAAAGGTCTTCTTAAAATTGTTACAGTTCCACCTGATATTGCCGACAAACATCAGGGTGATTCTCCATTTTCAGAAGTTCATGCGATGAATGTTGGATTCCGCCAGATGGAAGGCAAGCATTTTGCGCGTATCGATCAAGACACATTGATTGGTCAGCGTTTTATGGACTGGTTCTATCATGAATTTGAAGTAAAAGATTATGGTTGGAAATGGCCCAGAGCTTCTTTTTGCAGCCGCCGAAACTTAGACGAAAGCCAATCTCATCATTCTGTTTTTCGTGATTTTATTTATGACCAAGAGCTTTCTTATAAGGTAGAAATTTGCCATGAACACAATCATTTTAGCCGCCTTATGCCTAACAAAGAAATATTCCCTTTTTATGGTGGTGCTGTTGGGGTTATGATGGTTGAGCGTGAATGCTATTTAGAGCATAAAGGCTTTAATGAAAAACTAGTGTACATGAACAGTATGGATACAGAATTTTTAAATCGTATAGCCGCAAAAGAAGAGATATACAATCTTTGTTTAGCTATTGATGCCGATTTTTATCATCAGTTTCATGGTCGTGATGATGGAGCCGCTAATGATACTACGCAGCCACATGCACAACAAGAGGGAGCTAGAAAAACTAATTCCCTTGATGTCAGAAATAAACTTTTAGACAATCCAAATCCCGACAATTGGGGTTTACTTGACGAAGATTTGGAGGTTACAGCTTTATGAGTAATGTCATTTATGTAATCAACGATTTACCTAAGGATGCTGACTTTGCAAATCCTGGGTACAAGGACATGGCATGGGTTCCGCATTGTCTTGGTTCTATTGAAAAGTATGCAGAGAAAATTGGATGCGATTTAAAAATAATATCTATGTCAGATTTTCCTGGCTATCAAGATATACATCAATATACGTTTAGTCATTACCAGAAAAGTACTTTTGTTAAAGTTTTGTTTTTGCATGAGTTTTTAAAGACTGACTATGATAAATTCGCGTTACTTGATCTTGATATGGTCGTAAGCAAAACTGCTCCCGATATTTTTGAGTACCATAAAGATGATGAGTTCATGATGCAGTATGGCTTCAATGAAGCCGTGGTCAAAAAGAATGAAGTTTTTTTAAAAGAATATTTAAAAGCTATTCCTGAAGACGAAGATGTCTATTGGTTTAATGAAAAAACTCAACGCAATATTCCAAAATATAATTTAAATCTTGGCTGTTATATTATGAGCCGCCGAATTGTATCCGAAATGGTTAAAGTTTTGCCAGATCAAAATACTATCGTTGACTTTTTAAAAGAGAATAACTTGATTGATAATCCAGTTTTAGAAATACTCGGAGAGCGTAAAGATTTTATTGATCAAGATATGTATGGTTATGCGTATGCAAAAACAGACGTGACAGATCATCACAAACCTTTGCAATGGGTATGGAATGCAAACTATCAAGCTTGCTTTCAAAAAGGCGAAGACAATAAAGACTTTTATTTATGCCACCTTTGCGGCGAAGACGGCAAGCAGTTCTTGTTGGATAATTTAGATAACCCTGAAGTCATGGATAAAATCGATGTATAGCCACGATCATAAATTCATTTACGTTCATATCCCAAAATCGGGGGGTACATTTATTAAGCATTATCTTTTATCAAACATAGAGCCTGATTACGAGAATAATCAAAATCAGCAGGACTATGATAATAAATATAAAACTACATGCGAAAGAGCTATTAATGGAATACTCTGGGAGGTTCCTGATTACAAAGATTATTTTAAATTTACAGTAGTACGCAATCCTTTTGATCGTGTAGTTTCTATGTTTTCGTATCTTGGCGGCTGGAAGTATGACTATTTTGTAGATAATAATATTGATTCGCCCAAAATGCCATATGTTAAAAAGTTCCATGAATATTATATCAATGATAACTTTGATGGTTTTATTGATTATGCATATGAGCAAAAAGCTATTAAAGAGTTTCACGCGGGGTACTATGATACTAATTTAAGTAGAGTAACAGTTAGGGGCAGAGTAGAGATTGATAAGTTCTTCAAGGTAGAAGATATGCAAGAGTGTTTATTTCAGTTACAAATGAAACTTAATTTTGAAAGCCGAAAGGGATTCGATGACTGGCGAAAGAATAGTAGCGCAGAATATAAAAAGAAAAAAAGTTATAAAGATTATTATTCAACGTATAGCAAAGACTATATAGAAAAACATTTTGCAGAAGATTTAAATTATTTTAATTATGGATTCTAAGTTTGTAGTTTTCGGTCAAGAAAGAGCGGGAACCACAAGTTTAATTGCTGCTCTTAATAAGAATGATCGCATTGTTCATGAGCCGCTGTCCTCTTTAACTGGTGACCTTGAGCATAACCCACGGTACGCTAAGATCATTGAAGAGCATGGAATGAACCCCGACAATCTGCCAAAGTCAGATCACATACCATATTTTAATAAGTTTAATAATATCTCTGAAGACAGGGATAAGCTTTGGCTATTCTTGGATGATTTATTTGCAAAATTCGATGGAGTAAAACATGTCTGGTGTACAGTTTCAGAAGTTGGCAATGAAAACTTTATATATTATTGCGCGGCACACGGTATAAAAATTATATATCAATACAGAGAAAGTGCATTTTACCCTGCAGTTTCGTGGCAGCTAGCAAATCAAGTTCAGGTTTGGCAGCTGGGCGAACAAAAAGAGCATAAAGAAAAAGTTGATTCATTCGATTATCAAGAGCTAGAAGAACCGCCAATACAAAGAAGAATTAAATGGTACAAAAAATATTTACCACATTATTATGATTTATTGCCTCCTGATGCATACATTTCTAAATACGAAGATCTTTATGGATTAGAAACTTATGAACAAAGGCTTTCTCAGTTTGACAATATGATTGCGCACCTTGACATAGAAGTTGATTACAATAATGTTGAGAATTTTTTAGGTACAGACAGAAGAGTTTTTGGTAAAAAAGCATACGATAAAATACCCAACTATCAAGAAATGTTTGATAAGTATGGAGAAGAAAAGATTGTATTGTGAACGATTATTATTATTTTTCTCGTGACACTGGATGGGGCGATACCTTATGGCATCTCACAAATGCTTTAATGTATTGCGAGCAGAATAATAAAGGCATGCTCGTTGATATGCGTGGACATTGGGCCAGTAAAGGTGATAGTAATTTGTTTGCTGAATATTTTCATCACATTGATACAGATATAGAAGTCATTGTAAATGAGGAATATATAGACCAGCTGAAAAAAGATGCTGAACAACATTCTGATTCTAGATTAGTAATCAAAAACCCACTTAAATCACAAGAAGAGTCTAAAAAATTTTATGATACATTTGATCGCATAAATGTTCACAGAAGTATTGCTGCTGAAATTGATGGCATGCGCGAAAAATACTTCGCTGGAAATTATGTGGTTGGCGTTCACGCCAGAACATCGAACGGTGAAGTTCTGCCGCCAAGAACTGGAAACTCAAATCGTTTTCAGGGAGAAAGAAATGCAATTCAAACTATCTTTGATATTTATAAAGAGAAAATAGATCATGTATTATTTGACGCTCCTCGTGCATTTTTAAAATCTTGTGATAATTATAAATTTTTTGTAGCCACAGATTCAAAGCAGTTTGTTGATTTGTTTGAAAAAGAATACGGCAATACAATCGTAACCGAAAGATACTTCGCTCCTCCAGGTTGTGGCACTGGCCACGAAAAAGGCGAGCAGTCCACAGAGATACAAATTCAGATGGAAGAAAAATATGGGCGTATAAACATAGCTAAAGAAGCGCTAGTTGATTTTTATTTATTGCAGTATACAAACTTTTTATTTAAAAACTTCAGCAGATTTAATGAGTTCTGCTTGTACAAAGGCATACCAAATTTTCATATCAATTTTCAGGAGAAATGCTATTGAATGAAAAAACTTGGAAACCCAGAAATATTTGACAATGACTCAGAATGCCCCGAAACTTCATGGGGTCAAAAGTTTAGAAACACTAGATTAGTTTTTAGAAAAAAAGATGGTAAACTTGAATTCCACACTTATGGTGGCGACCACAGACCTCGTACTTTTATTTCTCAAATTAAGCGGGCAGATCAAGATATTATATTTGATGATTTTGATTATGTAAGATTATATACAACAGATAATAATCCTGGGCATGCTATGGTTGAATCCAGCCCAGAGCCTGTTTTTTCTCAGTGCTACATCGATCCAGAGTCAGAGTGCTATCCAGATACATTTAAAATGGAACAGCATCATAAAGATTTAATTTGCTGTCCTGACTTCAATTTTTCCACTTGGCTAAATTTTAATCACGCTGAAATGTATGATAATCTTTTGAGTTTGGAATTAAACGATGACGCAATATCTAAAATTTGCTGGAGAGGTGCGGCTAGAATAGATAGTAGAAAAAATCTTTGTAAATTGACTAAAAAATATCCAGAGTATATTGATGCATATCATGTCGGCGGTCAAAATCAAGAGCACAGAATGAGCCTATTTGATACTTTTAAAAACTATAAGTATGTAATTGATACCCAAGCTTTTGGTTTCAGTGGCAGATTAAAATATTTATTATTAAGTGGCAGGCTATTATTCCTGCAATGTCATTACCATAAATGCTTCTTTGAGAAGGATCTTGAACCATGGGTTCATTACATTCCAGTGGCATATGATTTTTCTGACATTATTGATAAAATAAAATGGGCACAATCTAACGAACAAGAGTGTAAACAAATCATAGAGAATGCCCTCAAATTCTCTCGCTCAACCTTTTCAATACCAAACATTAATAAAATCTGGAAAAATCTATTAAATAATAACACATGATACATTATATAACAGTTCATTTCGGAGGAGACCAATGGGTTGACACACAATTAAAACATATCGAAAAATTCACATCAGACTATAAAGTTTGGTGTTTTTTTGACGAACACATGGATACATCACCCCATAAACATAAATATCATTTTTTAGAAAATCATTGCAACACTTCTGTTGCTAAGAAAGATGGTGGTATGAGTGGCTCATATGATCATGCTACGAAATTAGATAATTTATTTAAAGTTGTTGCTGAAGACGAGGGTACTAAAGATGATGATGTGGTAATATTTCTTGACAGTGACGCCTTTCCAATAGACAATGTCAATGAGTATGTCAAGTCCAAGCTTCAAAGTTATATTTTTTGCGCGGTTCACAGGCCTGAAATAATAAAATGCCCGATTCCTCATCCATGTTTCGCCTTTTGCACAATGGATTTTTGGATTAATAATAATTTTAGTTGGATGCCTCCTGATTTTACTCGCGCAGTTAAGTCATGCACGTATGATACTGGAGGAAAAGTACTTTCTGATCTTCAGCGAAATAATATTGAATGGCTTAGAATCAAAAGAACTAATAGGTCAAGTATATATTATCACCCAGTATTTTTTTCATCTTACGATAACATCGTATATCATCACGGAGCCTCTAGTAGACCTAACAACTTAAATAGAGCAACGACAATTTTTATGAAAAAAAATCCTAATCTTTTTAAAGATATCAATGAAAACATTCAAGAAATTGCTCTTGAAGCCATCAAAAATAATTACTTCATCAATCAAAAATGGAAAAAAAGAAATGAAAATTAATATCATAGGGTGCGGGCTTGCTGGAGTCACTTCTGCAATTTTGCTCAAAGAGCAAGGGCATGATGTGGAAATTTTTGAAATGCGCGATCATATCGCAGGTAACTGTTTTGACAAAAAGCAAGATGGAGTCACCGTTCATATGTACGGTGCTCACATTTTTCACACGCCAGATAAAGAGGTGTGGGATTTTGTAAATAGATATTCTGAATTCAATAATTATAAACATAAAGTTCGCGCAAATACAAAGCACGGATTAATATCAATTCCTTATAATAAAAAGACCGCCGAACAAATAGGTAGGGATTTGAGTCCTAAAGAAATTCAAGAGCTTATTTTTAAAGAGTATTCTGAAAGACACTGGGGAATACCATGGGAAGAGCTTCCAAAATCTATATCAGGAAGAGTTCCAAACAAAAGAGATAATTACGACGAGCGTTATTTTGCTGAAGATTATCAAGGAATACCAGTCAATGGTTATACCGAAATGTTCAAGAGCATGCTTGATGGCATTAAAGTAAACCTTGGAGTATCGAAAGAAGAGTACAAAAACCTTAAATGCGACAAAATGATTTATACTGGTAAGCCAGATGAGTTTTTCGATTTTTCTTTTGGTAAATTACCATATAGATCTTTACGATTTGAACACTTTCGGGGTGCAAGAAATGATGATTTTTCTTTTGAAAAGGGTAGCGTTATAAATGAATGCAATAATAAGAAATTCAATCGCACGGGAGATAACGCAGTTTTCTTAAACGAAACTGATTTAGAGCACACAATATATACGCGCGATTACCCAGAAGAGCATAATGAAACTAATGATCCAATATACCCTAAAAATTTTGGCGAAGGACAGGTTATATATGACAAATACAAACAAGCAATTCTATCAGAAAATAATGTTGTTTTTCTTGGCAGGCTTGCAAGTTATAAATATTTAGATATGTGGATGGCAATAAAACAAGTGATGACTAAATTATGATGAACAAAAAATATCTATTTATCCACCCCACAAAAACGGGAGGGACATCGGTTGAACAATTTTTTCTAAACAACTATTCAAGATGCATAGAAGGATCAGGTCATCAAAATAGGTGTGCGGATAGCGAACGCCCGATAATAATATTTAGAAACCCTTATGATAGATTTTCTTCAATGTTTCGGTATTGGAAATTTGGCTCTAATCTGTTTCAGCATAGCGAAAAAGAACTGAATAAAAGGTCACAATTTAATATAAACGATTTTGCAAGACTTATTAAAAATAACAATACTAAAATGTTGCATAGTAGATGGTTGCGAAAGGTACATTTTATACCTCAGAGTCATTGGTTTAATTGTGATTATAGTAAAATTATAGTAATTGAATATTGCTGGGATTTACAAGCCTCTATATATAAACTATTGCGACTTCTTAACATTGAAAATAAAAATATAAAACTTAGGGCAGTAAATAAAACGCAGAAAACAATAGTTGATGGCGAATTTAATAACGAAACCACCGAATGGTTTGGGGAATATTTTAAAGAAGATTTAAATATTTTTCGTAAAATTCAAGAAAATTCACATAGTTTCAAGGAATTAATCAAATGCTCAAGTAATGACTAAATTAAAATGAATCAATCTAAAATCAACAATCAAAGAATGCTAGTATCGTATCCAAGGTCAGGCCATCATTTGCTTGAAAAGTTAATAACTGGCATATTAAAAGCTCACAATTACAGACATGATTATTGTGAATTTTACGGCACGAATACTGATGTTGCTTGTGGATGCAGACAAACTCCATGTATAAATAATTGCGTTATACAGAAACAACATGATTTTGGCGCAAGCCAAGTTGAGCAAAATAAATCAGACATATATTTGGTTTTATACAGAACAGACCCAATCGAACAACTTGAAGCTCATTTTCGTTACCATTATTATAAACAACGGGGAAAAGCAAGTGGCCCCTTCAAAAATATATCAAAACATAAAATCGATTATAATGATGAGGGTATGATTGATGAATGTATTAACTTCATGAATCGGTTCAAGAATTACTACTATGCTTTTGTCGACAAATGGGTTCATAAAAGTCAGTCAAATATTCTTGCCATTGATTATAGTTCTTTCGTATCCAGTCCCAAGGAATATACTATAAAAATCCTTGATCATTATTTTCCTGATCTAACATTTGATACTGAGATAGTGAAAAAAGTAATCCATGATTTAAATATCAAATATAAAAATTCAATCCCAGATTTTGTTTATCAAAAACTTCGTAATTCATTTATCAATGACAAAACCTAAGGTAGCATTTTTAATCCGTGGCCACACAAGGGCTTCATTAAAGAGTGGTAATTTAAATTATTTTTTAATGGCATGCTCAAGCGTTATTGACTTTGATTTATATATACAAACATGGAATGTTTCCGAAGCAAATCAGTCTTGGCGGGACACGTCTAACTTCAAAATGGATGAAGTTGAAGAATCTGATATTTATTCTTATTTCGATGAATTCCTTCACCCCCGAATCAAAAGTTTACTCATACTAGATGAGTCTTCAGTTGAACTAGTTGGTAACATAGAAGGAAAAATAGGTAAAACCATGTGTCCAACTATTGGCTGGAAATATATGTGGAGTGGAATGTATGAAAACATTTGTCAAATTCCAAAAGATCATAATTATAAATTTGCTATAAATACTAGATTTGATATTTTAACTGAAGGTCTAGATAGTTTTTGCAGAAAGCCTGGTCATACACAACATTTTACTCCGCGTACTCATTTAGATTTTATAAAACAAATGATAGTTTTAAGGAGGTTTAATGAATTAAAATACATTTATTCTCTGTATGATATTGTCGGTTGCGACAATTTTATTGCAAGTTCGGTTGAGAATATTCGATGGCTAATTGAAAGCTTTCATTTTGAACTTGATGAAATTTTACCTAAATGGATTGATTCAAATTTCAGAACCAAACATCAAGAGGCATGCGTCAGATGGTTTTCAAAAATGCATAATCTTTTTAGATTTAACGGTATTCCAATCGCTAATGATCAGTCACAAACATAAGTGTATATTCTTGCATATTCCTAAAGCGGCAGGCACATCTGTCGAAAGGTTTTTGCGGGACACCGATCCTGATATACCAGCAAAGGTTTTAAGAAAGCGAGGTTTCTCTCATTTTCTAAATGATCATCTTGATTATTATGTATTTTCATTTGTTCGCAATCCATATGATCGCTTAGTTTCTGCCTGGAAATGGGGGCAACTTAAATTTGAAAAAGAAGGTGACCTACCTTTTTACAATAAAGAACGGGCGGTATCATTCGAAGAATATGTATCATTAACTACCGACTTTGATTATCGAAAGGATCATAAAAATTTATGGAGTGAATATGATGAATATCATACGCTACCACAATTTGAGTTCTTTCCTCAATTAAATGGCGGCCATTATTTTACAGATAAAATCAGCGCCGATTTTACTTGTGATTTTATAGGTCGGTTCGAAAACTTAAATGAAGACTTTAAAAAAGTATGTCAAGATTTAAATATTCTTGAATATCAGTTGCCTCACGCATATAATTCTAAAACGTTCAAAAAAAATTCTTCCTGGACAGATGAATTAAAAGGTAAAGTGCATAACTATTATAAAAAAGATTTTAATTTATTCTATCAAGGCTCTTAAAAATGAAAAGCGTATTAGTGACGGGCGGCCTAGGTTTTATAGGCAGTAATTTTATCAAGTATATATTTGATAAGTACGATTATAACATTTTCAATGTTGACGCAAAAACTTATGCAGCAAACTACAACAATATAAGCGAAGAAATCAATCGTTCGGGTAGATACTATTTATCATTATATGATATCAACAGCACAAAAGATATAAAAAGATTAGTCCAAAAAAATAATATAAATTATATTGTTAATTTTGCCGCCGAAAGCCATGTAGATAATAGCATAAATGATTCGACACCTTTTATTCGGACTAATATAAATGGAACACATTCATTATTAACGTTATTACATGATTGTCCAAGTATCGAGAAATACCTTCAAGTGTCCACAGATGAGGTATATGGAAGTTTAACAGAAGAAGACAATCCTTTTACCGAAAATACTCCATTGCAAGCTAATAGCCCTTATTCTGCGAGTAAAGCAAGTGCAGATTTATTGTGTCGCAGCTTTTATGAAACTTTCGGTTACCCTATTTTAATTACTCGTTGCTCAAACAACTACGGCCCAAATCAACATCAAGAAAAATTGATCCCCTTGATGATTAAAAACGCCAAGGAGGGTAAAAAACTTCCTGTCTATGGTGACGGCAGAAACATTCGTGACTGGATTCATGTATTTGATCATTGCTCTGGAATCGATGCGGTTTTGCATGGCGGAAAAATTGGGGAAGTTTACAATATCGGCGGTAAAAATGAAGTACGCAATATTGATATCGTTAAAACTATTTTAAAGCTATTAGATAAAGGTGAAGATCAAATAGAATTTGTTAAAGACAGATTGGGTCATGATTGGAGATACGCAATTGATAATAGCAAAATTCAAAATGAATTAAACTGGTTTCCTAGTGTAAATTTTGAAGACGGATTAAAACAATTAATATGAAAAAAATAGTTGGAGTTTATCATTTAGCTTGCATGAATCATTATATAGATGTTTTTTGCGAGCAATTTGATTCGCTGCATTCTAGTGGTTTATATAAAGCTTGCAACAAATTATTAATCTACATAAGCATATATGATAATGATCCTATATTAAACAACAAATTAAAAGAATACGATCCTGAAAACAAATTCTTGATATTTAAATCAAAAGACAATTTAAGGGAAAAGTTCGCTATAAATGATTTTCGGGCGCATATTACAGATGAAGATTACATGTTTTATTTTCATTCAAAAGGGGTATCTAGGCTTAAAGGTCCTTTTGCAAATTATAGAAAAGTTCTAAACTATTATATTATTCATAAATGGAATATAAATTTGACATTGCTTGAAAAATATGATGCAGTCGGTTGTTTTTTCACTAGATGGCCAGAGCATCATTTTTCAGGAAATTTTTGGTGGGCAAGAATAGATTATATCACTAATTTGCCTGATTGTAAAGACCATTACCTCGCTCCAGAAATGTGGTTGGGAGCGAATTTTAATAATAATTTTGTATCTCTAGCCAATGACGGCAAAGGGCAAATAGAAATTCATTTAACAACAACTGATAAAGACATATTAAAAAATGCTACTTGCTCGATAATTAATAATAAATTTTTTAAAAACTCACCATATTATAAAAAATATTACCTGAAAGAGGACATTGATATTAAAGATATCAAGATGCAAAATTTAAAAAAAATTTTAGAAAATGAATAAAGAAATAGTAGGATTCACCGCAGGGAACTTTGATTTATTACATCCAGGTTACATTTATACTTTTGAAGAAGCTAAACGACATTGTGATCGTTTTTTAGTTTTCCTACAAAAAGATCCAAGTGCTACAAGATTTACAAAATACAAACCCGTAATACCATACTACGAACGCTACAAAGCATTAATGGCTATAAAATATATAGACGAAGTATATATGTATCAAACCGAAGAAGAGCTTGTTGACTTAATTAAATTCTGGAAGCCAGATGTTCGTATACTTGGAGAAGATTATATTGGCAAGAGCTTTACAGGAGATGATCTTCCGCCGAAAGTTATATATACTACTCGTTCGCATGAATGGTCAACTACTCGATTAAAAGATTTAATTACCAAACAAACTATAAAACAAAATCCAGATATATTAAAATGAAAAAACTTGTAGATAATAAAAAAGGCTATACAGATAAAGACACGACTCATAGCTACTTACCTTTGTATGAAAAACTTTTAAATCCAATACATGACAAAGCAAGAAATGTACTTGAAATAGGGATTGGTGATTTTAAGGAAAACGGAGTGACTGATATAAAAAACGGTGGCAGTATTTGGTTATGGTTGGATTTTTTCGAGAAAGCGCATATTTATAGTATTGATATACTATCAAAAGAATCTGTGATGGATGAATTGCATGGCGAAGAAAGATTTTCTTTTTTTGGAGATTCAGATGCGTATAATTCTAATTTTGTAAAAAATAATTTTGTAGATAAAAATATTAAATTTGATTTTGTAATTGATGACGGACCCCACACATTAGAGAGTATGCTTGAATGCATTAAATTATATCACGATTTATTGACAGAAACTGGTATAATGATTATTGAAGATGTGCAAAACATTAATTGGTTCAATCACTTAAAAAATGCAACCCCCGATCATCTTAAAAAATATGTAAAGACATATGATTTGAGAGAAAACAAAGGTCGGCATGACGATCTAGTATTCACTATAGACAAACTAAATAAATGAAAAGAATAGTTGTAACAGGCACAGGTAGAGCAGGAACCTCTTTGCTCATGCAGCTTTTTACGCATTTAGGTATGCCTACAGGATTTACGCAAGAAGATATCGAAAAAATTCAAAAACGTAAATGTAGAGCAGGATTAGAACGACAATCTTTTAAAAAAAATGTCGAAATAATAAAACACCCAATCTTAACTGATCAAGTTTCTAAGATGGAAAGATTAGATCATGTAATCATACCTATTAGAAATTTAATCGATTCTGCAAAAAGTCGAGTAAAGCAAGGCATTAATCGTGAGGGAGAACCGATTGTTCACGGTGGGGTCTGGCAAGGAGCAACAGATCATTCTTCTCAAGTCAAATATAATGCTGAATTAATATATACATTAATGTATGATTTAAGCGATTCAAATATCCCTTTTACATTTATTCAATTTCCTAAGTTTTCTCAAGATCCAGGATACTTATGGAGTAAGCTAGATTGGCTTTTTGATGAATATTCTATTAAAAAAAATAAGTTCAATGAATCACACAAACTAGTCGTTAAAGAAGAATTCATTAGTAAATTTTAAAAAAATGTATATTATATTAGGTAAAAACGGATACATAGCAGAGGCTATAATTAAAGAATTGAAGTCACGCGATTTACCTCATATCGCTTGGAGTAGAAGTAATGTTGATTATACGAACCTCGCAGAGCTTAAATACAACCTCTATATCTTAGGCGATAATTTGCATATAATTAATTGTGCAGGATACATTGGCAAACCAAATGTTGACGCTTGTGAATTAGCAAAAGCTGATTGCATAGAAGGTAATGTTTTACTTCCTGCGACGTTAGCTCAATTGTGTCACGAAAAGGGATATGATTTTACGCAGATATCTTCGGGCTGTATTTATGGCGGATACGAAAAAGATTTTACTGAACAAGATGCCCCTAATTTTGACTTCCAAAATGGTAGTTTTTATAGCGGAACGAAAGCTCTTGCAGAGAAAGTTGTGCTACAAAATAATCCAAGCGCTTATATCTTTAGATTGCGTATTCCATTTGATGAATATGCATCCCCAAGAAATTACTTGACTAAATTATTGTCTTATGATACATTATTAGATGCGAGAAACTCTTTGTCTCACAGAGCAGATTTTGCCAAGTATACAATTGATTTAATCAGGCAAAAAGTACCACATGGCATTTATAATATTACAAACAAAGGCAGTGTTACTACAAAAGATGTGGTTCAATTAATTAAGAAATATAATTTGTCAGATAAAGACTTTAAATTTTTTGATGATTTAGAATCGTTTGGTAAAAAAACTGTTGCTCCAAGATCGAATTGCGTATTGGACACAACCAAGATAGAGCAATACATAAAAATAAGAACTGCTCAAGAGGCACTGGAAGATGCCTTAAGCAAATATAAATGAACGTAATAAGCCACAGTAAACAGGGTCTTTTTGGATCCACAATGAATTGGATCAACTGTAGACTTCCATATTTGTATAAAAACAACATACATCCATCATGGGATATAAGAAATATTAACCACGGAGATCCAGATGATTCAGATCGGATTATCCCTGGAATCATCACTCCAAATCACAAATCCAATTCCTCGAATGAAGAAGTTCAGCTTCTTGATATTGAAAGATTTCAGTACGAGAACTTTGATGATGCTCATTTTTATTTCAATCATTTTTTTAGTTTTAATGAAGATATAGTTAGTCTATCCAAAAGCATATCAAAAGATTTTAAAAACTGCTTGGGCTTACATTTAAGAGGCTATGATAAGTCATTAGCAAAGGATAAAGAGAACATCCCAATCAGCAATCAAGATTATATATTAAAAGTAAAAAAGTTGGCGGAAGCTCACTCTTTTGAAAGTATTTTTATTTTATCTGACGACCCATCACTTAAGTTGTTTCTATCCGAACAGATTTCCTCTATTTTTAATGTTCCAATTTTTCAATCTCCTTTTAAACCAATATATCATATTGACCAAAAAAACAGACCAGACAAACTTCAGCTAACAAAAGAATCTGTCGCCGAAATGCTTGCATTATCAAAATGTAAATTAGTTTTAAAAAATCAATCCGCATTTTCTAGCTGGGCAAAAATTATCAATCCGTCCATCGAAATGTATAGGGTCAGTAAATGCAAACAGACATGGTTCCCAGATTATTATCTCCCCGAGTTATGATTAATGATATCTTATATATTTTTTTAAGCCATCAAGGCAATATAAATCTTGCTTATGATCGGATTAGTCTAATGATGAAACAAAGATCGATACAAGATTATATCTTTATCGTAGGAGGTCACGAAAAAACCTCTTACAATGCTTCGACTAAAATACTTTCAGTTTCTGCTAGTGATTTCTACGAAGGTTTACCAGAGAAAATCCTCTATGCTTATAAACATATATCAAGTAATCCACTTTTTTCAAAGTATAAACATTTTATAAAATTAGATGATGATATGTCCTTAGGAGAGGATATTGATTTTAATTCAATTAAAAATGTTGATTATGGTGGGGTCGTACAAACATACCTTAAGGGCGACAGAGATTATCATATGGGAAGATGCTCAGAGGGTTCTGACTGGAACAATAAATCTTTTGAAGGAGAATACGTCCCTTGGTGTCTTGGTGGTTATGGCTATATATTGTCTCGTCGATCTATTGATTTTATTGAATCAATTAACGATTCGTCTTATAATGAATATGCTTCTTACGAAGATTTGTATATTGCAACATTATTAGCAAAAAACAACATAAGACCTATATCTGTTGATTTTAAAAAGTTTTTCATAAGCCCAGACCACAAATAATGAAATACGAAACGTACATTTTATCTTTATTAACTCCAGAGAGATTAGAGTACATAAATAAAACACGAAAACTTTTCCCTTCTATTAAAATCTTTAAATCTGTTAATGGTTACGACAAAGAAGAAACAATCAAGGAGTTCTCAAATTTAAATATTGACTTTCATAAATTAAAAATAGGTCCAAACAATGATTTCAATAATTATGGAACCCTTGCATGTTGGATTACTAAAATTAAGTTTCTTGAATTTCAAGTCTCAAATAAAATACCCCATGCTCTTTTTCTCGAAGATGATGCAAAACTTTTACCTGGTTTTTTTGATGCGTTGAATGATCAAATGAAAAACAAATGGGATAGGCTTGAAAAAGAAATTAATATAATCAGGCTATTTCAATGGGGCGAAGGATACATCACGTCCTTATCAAGCGCCCATCGTCTGCTTGATATCATTCATAAAACTGGGGTTGTTGACAATATTGATAATCAATTTAGAGAAAGGTCTGGTCCAGAATTAAAACTTAACTTTAATAATTTCTACAGAAAATGGGTAAAAACAAACGAAGGTGATATATTAAAGACCGAACCTCTTGATAAATATTTCTTTGATTCAATAAAATGAGTTCTGTTGCTGTAATTTCTTTCGAATGTCCCCCAGGAAATCATTCCAAAGTTTCGTTTCCTAACAAAAAAAAGTATTGCGAGATTCATGGTTATGATTTTTATCCCTTTACAGATAGAATTTCTTCAAGACCCGCATCTTGGATTAAGATTTTGTACATACAGCAAATTTTAAATGATTATGATTGGGTTCTTTGGTCTGATGCAGATAGTTATGTGGTTGATGGCACAAGAAAGCTTGATGAGTTCATGGACAGCTCAAAAGATTTAATTGTTTGCGAAGACGATGTAGGCATTAATTTTGGCGTTTTTGTTTTGAAAAATAGCGATTGGTCTAAATGGCTTCTTAATGAGATTTGGGATTTTAAAAAGTATGGAAACAATGTACTGGGGACAACAACGCACTTTGTTCCAAGAACACAAAAAAAAGCTACTTATAATACGTGGGAACAAACAAATCTACATTCCATAGTTGGGTTGCATGGCGAAAATTTCCCTGAAAATATTACATGTTTGCCAGAAAAAGGTGACCATTTTAATGTCAGGCCAGATCTTGCCACCAAACATTCCTTTATAGTTCATCATAAAGGAGGGTGGAGAAAGCATAAAGATTTTTTTAAATATATATTATGAATCTAAAAATTATATCTTTTTGCAATTATCCCTACAGAGAAATAGCCCTAAATTGGGTTAGGCATCTTGAGGGGCTATCTATAGATAACTATGAAGTTTTGTGTCTTGATAATGAATCTGATGAATATTTAAAATCTCACGGATGTCATTCAAGAATCCTTGATGAATTTAATGATGACTGGATCTCTGGATGCAAGCATACAATGCGTAGAACTTTTATTTTTAAAAAATATCTCGAAGAAGGCTACGACATTATTCATTCTGATACTGATGCTCTATGGCTCAAGGATCCTATATCTGATTTAATTACAGCAAACAATAATGATATTATTGTATCAACCGTAAGGCATAAAGAGGCATTTCCGCCAGAAGTTCGTGAAGCTTTTGGTTTTACATGTTGCATGGGCTGGATATTTTTTAGAAGCAACCATAAAACAATCGATTATCTTGATAGGTTTTTAAACACACGAGAGATTAAAGGTTCTGACCAGAAAAATTTCAATCAATTTTTATTACACAACAAGCCGACATCTAAACCCCATAAGATTGGCGATGAATTAATTATAGATAATACCGCAGATCAAGACTATAATTACAATGAGCTTTCACTTTTAGCTTTAAGCAAGCCACTGGTTAAACGTGGCCCCATAGAAGAAGAAACATACGTCTGGCATCCAAACACAAAAAAAGAAGCGGAATACAAAAAAGATTCATTCATTAAGGCTGGAAAATGGAAAATTTAATATCACATCTTGAAGGTCCGAATAAGCGTATCATCAATTTAATAAAGCTTGACAGCGGTGAAGTTGTCAACTCAACAAGCAAGTGGTTGAGTGATCGATGGTTTTTGCGCGAAACAAATTTTGCAAAAGATTTGACGTGTGTCGAAATTAGTCCTTTTAAAAATACAAAAGATTCTAATGTATTTGTGGGCGCAAAATACTTAGGTCATAAAGTTTATAAATCCTTATCCAGTGTGCCACTTTCTATAGATTTTTTATCCATACTTGACCCAGACATTGCTCTTGAAACCTTAGAGTCAATTGATTTTTCCAAGTATACAATTAAATACTTTTGTATAGCTATCAACCCAGTCAAAACAAAAGACTTTAAACAAAACAAAAAAAACATAGAGTTATTTATGAAGGATAAAGCTAATTTCATAAAACAGAATAGAACAGAGCTTTTATATAGTGTAATATAATTATTATGGATAATATAGAGATAAAAACAGGAGCTAACCTGAGCCGACTACTTCAATCAACAGTTAATATTCCTCAGGCTTTTACTGAATTAGTAAAAAATTCAATTCAAAACTTTGCGACATCTTGTTCTATTGAGCTTAAGCACTCTTTTTATGGTGATGAATCTTGTCAAGCTATCATTACCGATGATGGCCAAGGCTTTGATCATGAAAAAGATGAAAATGGAATGAACGCTTTTGATAAATATTTTGTTTTTGGGAATTCTTATGATACTACAAATGGAGAGGGATTACGTTTAGGTCAAATGGGGATCGGCGGCAAACTTGCAAATGACAAGCTTTCTCATGAAGTTGATATTCACTGGACAATCGAAACAAAAAATGTTCACGGCAAATGTTTTTTAGTGGAGTATAAACCATCTGGGGCTTCATTTCTAAATGAATATTCTCCATCTATTAAAGAGCTTACTACGGAGGAATCGTCAATTCAAACACAAACAGGAACAAAAATTACAATAGTTTCTACTAAACGAAAAATACAAATCAACAGCTGGAATAAGGACCTCATCAAGAATGAGCTTCGAACATTTTTTGGTCACCTAATTCCACAATTAGAAAAAGAGGGTAAAAAGTTTTCTTTAACTTTGAATGGTCAGAGCTTAGAGTTTATATACAAACTTCCTGGATCAAATGTCCCAGTTATTAATCGTCAATTTGAATATGATTATTACGGCGAAAAGAAAAACGCTAACATTGAATTTAGGCTTTCTTTAGTTTATAATCGGGCTTTATTAAAAAATCATCCTCTCAAAAATATAGATATCATTTCAAAAGTTAAGGTTTGCCCCTTTCATTTATCTGATCAAGACTTGGTTGATGAAACAATAGATTGGATCGAATCTAAAGGCAAAGAAGAGTTTAGAGAAAAAGAGAAAATACAAAACATTTTCAATAAGCTTGTCGGATTTATTTCTTGTGACGCTCTTTCGGAAGTCTTGGATGACACTGGAATGCCAGCCAAGGACTTATCTCATCATGGCTTAAGAGATGATCATCCTGTAACAAAACCATTCTTTGAAAAATGTTATCGAGTAATTATTGAATGGATTGTTGAATATATAAAGTTAAATCAAGAAGAAAAAATGAATATTCTTGACGCGCTCGCCAATGAGGTTTCAAGTATGCTGGCTGAATATTTTGACGATGAAGATTTTTCTGATCTCTGGGAAGATGATGATGGCGAAGAGGAGGAGGAAGAAGAGTTGACGGAGGAAGAGGAGAAACAAGAAGAAGAAAAAGAGGAGCTTAAAGAGTTGGCTGAGATTGTCGCTAGAAAAGAACTTGACTTCCAGCCAGAGGAGGAGGAAGAGGAGGAGGAAGAGGAAGAAGAGGAGGAAGAGCCCGAACCTGAGAATAACATACCTCCATTATGGAATAGATTTAAAAATCAAAAACTCAAAAAATCAAAACGTATCCGATATATCATTATTAATTTTGGAGAAGAAGAGAAGAATTTAATGTCAAGAGTTGATGATAGTGAAAATTTCACTATTTTAATCAATGAAGGTAATCCAAAATTTGCCAAATTGAAACAAGAAAATTCACCATTTTTACTTGCGTTACATATTTCAGAGCTTCTAATTAGAGAAATTACTGTATACAAAAACCCGTTAGCTTCTCCATCTGATTTAGACGAGGCAATCAGTAATTTTTATAACGATAAATACGCTCAGGTTAAAAATAAAAGTGAACTTTGATGCGTGATCTTTATATATTAACCACAGCAATTGACAGGCCTGATTTACACAATCAAACCTTGCCACCTTTCTTTGAGATACTTGGCGAGCAAGGCATCAACTATAAATGGTTTATTAATTTAGATTCTCCATTTAAAAAAACACAAGAAGCTGTAGACAATTTCAAAAACTTTGCTGGGGGCATCCAGGATTTACATATTTCAGATAAAGCTTGCTTTTATTCGGCGGCAAAACATGTGATCACTTCTGCGTACAATGAATTAAGTGATTTAAATGGTTATGTTATATGGCTGGAAGATGACTGGGATTTACTTATTCCATTTAATATGCGAGAATTAGTTGACAGTGATTATGAATATATTGGTTTCCACTTTCATCACTTTTTTGAATTTTCGTTTAACCCGACTATGTGGAGCAAAGATTTCTTTGTGAAAAATGTATATGAACCTTTTGCGGCTTCAGAAGAGTCTATTGACCCAGAACAACTACTGATTAATCACCACAAACAAACCAGAGCCAAAGACTCTAATCACTTAAAAAATGTGAATCGAATGAATTTCAATGGAGTATTTGAAGACGCTGGCAGAAAATGGGGAGAGCAATACAATTTAAAAAAGTGGAATAAAAACAAAACAGGAGGAAGTGTGAGTTATGTATAAAGCTTCGATCATATTATCTTCTTACAATAATTTATCTGCACTAAAGCTAAGCATTGAAAGCTTAAAACACCAAACAGAAAAAAGTTTTGAAATTATTATAGCGGATGATGGATCAACAGATGGCACGATAGAATATTTAAAAAAAGAAGGTATAAAGTATTTTAGCCGTCCAAACGAAGGGTATAGACTTGCGTATATATGGAATCGGGGCGCAGAACTAGCATCTGGAGATAGATTTATTTTTGGCAACGCGGATATTATATCTCATCCCAAAAGAATCGAAGAGCATTTAAAGTTTAGTAATCATTTAGTTGCTGGCATTTATCCATCAATTCCAATCGAGAAGGTGCCGTTGGTTACAAGTAGAATAATCACTGATAAATTTGAAGATGTAATCTCACTTGCGACATATGATAGAAGAAAAGATTTTATCGAAAAAATCAAACGCCCACATTTAAATCATGGAAAAAAAATTCCACCACGGTATATGTATGGGGGCAATTGGTCTTGCCCTGCTAATGTCTTTAAAAAACTTCATGGACTTGACGAAGGATTTAAGGGTTGGGGCGGCGAAGATTTTGACTTTGCAAGACGAGCCCAGGTAGATGGTCACGACATTATATTAAATACTAATTGCATTGGTTATCATTTAGATCATGAGACTGTAAATAGAGATAAAACTAGATTAATAGGAAAAGGTTATTTTAATGAAAAATGGCGTTAAAAATCAAACCGCTTGCATTTGTGCTTGCGCAAAAGATATAGATATCCATCTAGCCACTTCAATAAAGAAGCTGGAAATGATCGGCTCCGCATTTAAAGATTATCAAATATTTATTTTCGAAAACAATTCCACGGATCAAACTCTTAAAACTTTAAATGATTGGGCTTCAATTAATTCAAAAGTGAAAATTTTTTCAGAAGATTTGGATTGGATTAAAGCTGGCAGAAATTGGTATAAAAGACTAAAAGTCCTAACTTATGCTCGTAATAAACTATTAATTGAAGTTCTTAAAAGTTCTCCAGATTATTACATTGTTTGCGATATAGATGAAGTCATTCGCGGCCTTAATTTACAAAATTTTTTATCTTCTTTTGGGCTTGAGGAGCCTTGGTCTATGATAGGTGCAAACCAAAGTTGTGATTATTACGATCTCTGGCCTCTTAGAACTCTTGATAACTGGGTTACTTATGATTGCTGGGAAGAGTGTGTGCCCAGTTATCCCACAAGAGAGATTGGGATCCAAAAATGCATAACCGAAAAGGCTAGAAGGATCCCCGCTAATAACCCACCTATAGAAGTAGAGTCTTGCTTTGGAGGTCTTGGTATATATAAGTTTAAGCATATAATCGGCTGTAATTATGATCCTATAGGTAGATTAACTACAGAGCATATTCCGTTTCATAAAAAAATGAGGGACAAACACAATGCTAAATTCTTCATTAATCCAAAAATGATAATTTATTAATGAAAAAAATTCTAAAAATTTTTGTATGCTGCCATAAATATATCCATAGAGTTGAAGAGATAAAAGCTCGTGTTGATAAATGGAATCTTGGTGATTATTTAATTTTTGTTGGCGGCGAAGAAGAAAAAGAATTAGAAGAAAATGTTATTCAATTAAAGTGCCGCGATTTATATGAAGACCTTCCAGAAAAAATGTTTGCAATTTATACTTATCTATCTAATCTTGGATATTCAGACCGTTATGATTATTTTTGGAAAATAGATGATGATATCGACTTTATAAAATGGAACACTGATCGAGAAGCAAGCCTGTATAATGAATTAAAGAATCATCACTATTGCGGTTTTAAACTTAAACCTGGAGCCAAGGGAGGTAAAAGAGGCTGGCATATTGGTAGAGTTCGAGAAGATTCTCCTTGGTATAACAAAAGATATGATGGAGAATATATAGACTGGATTGACGGAGGTGCTACTTATTTTTTAAGCTCGCATGCATTAAACAAATGGAAAGGATTTACTGAAATCAATCAAGTTAGATACAATGATATATACGAAGACCTTGCGGTGGCAAAATACTTATCTAAGTTTGATATTTTTCCTTCAGAAATTGATCCATGGGAGGGCAAAATGATTTTAAAATTTAATATCAATAAATGAACAAAAATATTTTCTTACTATGCTTGCAAGGATGGGACAATGCTCCATGGCTATATCGTGAAGTGTCTGAATCCTGGGAAATCAATAACCCAGATTGGAAAATTCACTATATAGATTTTAAAAATTTAAAAGATTATGTCGATGACATAGATTATATTTATGATAAAAGTAAAGATATAAGGAAACCTGCTCAAAGTGATATTATACGTTTATCTTTATTGAAAAACCACGGGGGCGTATGGGCTGACGCTACTTTGCTTTGCATGCAACCCTTGGACCATTGGGCTCAAGAAGCCGTGTCTCATTCAGGCATATGGATGTATCATGCATGCATAGATCCAAAAACTAACTATATAGGGGGTGCCAGTTGGTTTATATTATCGGAAAAATCTTCCTACATTATTGACAAATGGAAACAGGGGTGTGACAACTATTGGAATAAAAGAAAAAAAATTCATACATTTTTATGGATGGATTCTATTTTTAAAGATTTATTTTTTACTGATAATAAATTTAGAGATGAATGGGTCGATTGTTGTTACGCAAAAGGTTTAGACATGAATTCTGAATATGGCTCCAGGGCTGAATCGCCAGATTGGCTTAACGATAATAAATTCAGGTCAGATATATTTTTAAATACCCCGCCTTATGCCGTGAAATTAACTAAATTTTTCATGGATTCATTCCCTGACCCTACTTCTGTTGATTTTAAAAACTCCAGCATTTATAATGCAATAAAAATGAGTAAAAGAAAATTTTCCTACAAACATCCGTGGGAAACTCCTAAAAAGTGTATCTAAGCAAGATGAAACCTATAAAAGTTACTAACGAACGTACTGGTGGTAATTTATTTCATTATGCTCACTTTATTTGCGATTGCCTGTATCCTGAATTTTTATCTGGAGTTTTTGATTATACCGATGTTTTCAGATTAAAAAGTATCCATCAGACATTAGGCAACTTCGCATCTTTTTATGAAGAAATTTCTGGATCAAAAAATCACGAATTAGCTTTGGAGTCTTTTGAATCTCTTGATTATGATCATGTTATTTGCCAAAGAAAAGAAGACGAAAATGATTTGGCTAATTTCGAATCTTTTAGAGATTTTATATTTAATCGCTTAGATGTTAAGGCTTTGATCGACGAAATGAATAAGCTTTATTGCTCTGCCCCTGAAATATTATTAATTAAAAGAGGGGAGCCAACTGAGCTAATAAGCGATGAAGAGTTAAAGCTAGAGAATCCAAATCAAACCAATGGCAAAGAAAGGCGAGAAATACTAGGTATAGACAAAGTTGAAGAAAAATTAAAGAATATATACGGAAGTCGGATGCGTTCTGTTGTTCTCGAAGAAATGCCTTTTCGGATGCAGGTTTTTTTATTCAATCAAGCTAAATTTATTATCTGCGCACACGGAGCATGCATGAGCAATTTATTCTTTTGTGAATCTGGCACTAAAATATTAGAAGTGCAAGCTCAAACTGCTCAAGACAGAGCTATTGGCGCGGGGCATTATCCATTCTTCGATTATATCTCAAAAACACTAGATCTAGATCAGCATAAAATAAAAAACAATCCCTTCTTAATTATAAAGGAAGCTCAAAAAATACATTAGAATGAATTTTAAATCTTACATGATCACTTTTACTAAAGACCAGAATCGTCTTATTAATTTCAATCAGGCTAAATTAAATTTGGATAATTTAGAATTATTTGATGCGGTAAATGCTATTGATCACTACAGTCATTTTGAATCAATTGATAGAAAAAATAATTATCATACGGATCAATATATTGATAAGTGGAAATGGCTTCCTGGCAAACTGGGATGTAATTTGTCTTATGTTAAGTTGTTGAAAGATTATCATCGTAATTATAATTTTTATCCCAACTTTCCTTCTTGGCTTCTTGTTATAGAAGATGATGTTGAAATTAAAATAGAGGACGCCACTTCTGTATTTTCTTCCATATTAAACAAGGCATCTGATTTAAGTTTTGACTTTGTTAAATTTTTCATAACAACAGGTAAAGAAAATATCAACGGGAAAATTATAGAGTTTTCACCTGAATTGCAATTTGATGAATCGAGACATATATCTGACGGTTTTTATAAACTCATGCCATCGTGGGGTACAGTTGCTCAAGCTTTTCATATTAATTCTGTATCTAAAATATTAAAGCAATTGCCATGGAATGACCACATTGACCAAATACTTATGAGGCCTCCAGTATTCGACTCGCTTAATGGCGCTGCTTACAAACAAGATTTTTTAAACTATTGCGGCGCTAAAAGTCTAGAAGATTCTGATTCAGAATATGGAAGTCTTATATTCAATAATTCAACTGATGGCAAAGTTGATTGGAAAAAACTTACACGAGTATGAATAATTCAAAATTAACTTGTGTATCTGGATATTGGGCTGTTAAAAACAAACACGATATTAAATATAATAATTGGTTTAAAAATACCTTAAAAATTAATTGTCCTTATGTGTTTTTTGGGAATAAAGAAAGTATTAAATTAGCAAAAAAATACAGGAAAGAATTGCCTACGTATTATATAGAGTTTGATATTGAAGAATTTACAACATATAAATACAAAAATAAAATGATTACAGATGCGATTCATTGTCCTTCTGTAGAATTGAATTTAATATGGAATGAAAAAATTTTTATGATTGAACGGGCTTCGAAAATAAATCCTTTTTCATCAGATTTTTTTGCATGGGTAGATGCAGGGATATATAATTACCGCACGGAACCTCCTCCTTCTATTCCTTTTCCAAATATTGGTAAATTGAATAATTTACCAAAAGACAAGTTAATATACTCTTCTAGCAATGATTACATTGAGCAAGAAGTTAAACGCGATAACCATTACCATCATATAGCTGGCACATCATTCGTAATTCATAAAAATATGATAAATAAATTTGCTGTTTTATATAAACAATACCTTGATAAATTAATAGATCAAAATAATATATGGACAGACCAAGTTTTATGGACGCATATTTATAAAGATAATAAAGATTTATTTTTTGAATACGCTCGCGGGTATGGCGCCGCATGTACAAATCTATTCTAAATATAAAAATGATAACAGCATCGCTAATGGGAGGTTTGGGGAATTATATGTTTCAAATATCTGCGGCCTTTTCTATGGCTCTAGATAATGATGATAACTGCGCGTTTGACCCCAATGATGTTTTTTCGCCACATGGCGCTATCAGTAGCTACAAAGAGAATATATTACGAAACGTTGTGTTCTCCGATGATTTTACTACGGCTACTATTTATCAAGAACCTGCGTTCGAGTATGCTAAGATACCTTATAAGCCCAATCTTAAGTTGTCAGGGTATTTCCAAAGCGAAAGATATTTCGCTCATAATAGAGATGACATAATATCTTTATTTAGTATCGATGAGAGCAGCATGGATATTATCACTAGCAAGTACGGTAGATTCTTAAATGATTTTACATGCTCAATACATGTTAGGCGGGGCGATTATTTAACATTATCTGATCAACATCCAGTATGTGGTTTAGAGTATTATTTAGAATCGATTAGCTTGATTGGGGACGGAGTTAAATTCTTTATTTTTTCTGATGATATACCATGGTGTAAAGAAAATTTTAAAGGGGATAGATTTATTTTTGTGGAGGGCAATAAAGATTATATAGATATGTGGTTGATGTCTTTGTGTAACTATAATATAATAGCAAACTCATCGTTTTCATGGTGGGGAGCATGGTTAAATACGCATCCTGATCAAATTGTCATATGTCCGCATAGATGGTTTGGCCCGAACCTTAAACTTGAGAACTATAAATTAGGACTAGATAACGCAAAAGACTTAAGGCCAGAAAAATGGATAAAGGTTTAGATTTTCTTTTTCAAACAACTACTTTAAATATAATATGATAAGTCACGAACATAAATTTATATTTATTCACATTCCTAAGTGTGGAGGTAGCTCGATAGAATCCTCCTTTGGTTGTGACCTTTGGGATAAAAAAAGATTTCCAGATCACTTTTATAGTTATGATTTAGCTTTAGGGAGAGATCCTTCTACGAATAAATATCTACAACACTTAACAATTACTGAGATACGGGAGCTGAAAAACAATTCGATTGATGATTATTTTTCTTTTTCTTTTGTTCGAAATCCTTGGTCTAGACATCTTTCTGATTTTTATTTCTATGGTGGTCGAAAAAAATGTGACTTTAAGAATTTTTTATTAAGTCCCCCTGAAGACGATTTATCTCACGCAATGCCTCAGTTTGATTTTGTTTATTCTCCTGATGGCGAATTATTAGTTGACTTCATAGGAAGATTTGAAAACCTCCAAGAAGACTTCAATATCGTCTGCGACAAAATTGGAATCCCACCAAAAAAACTTCCACATAAAAACACAACCAAACACAAACACTATACCGAATACTACGACGAAGAAACAAAACAAATTATTGCGGAACGATACGCAAAAGACATCGAGTATTTCGGGTACAAATTTGGAGAATAAGAAATGATCTCTCATGAATTAAAATGCATTTTTATTCACATACCAAAATGTGCAGGCAGCTCAGTAAATCAACAATTAAAATTAAAGTCAGTAGGTTTTTCTGGTCATTCCCCAGCATCATATCACTCTGGTCATAAAGATTACTTTTCGTTTACCTTTGTTCGTAATCCATATGATCGAATAGTTTCGGCATATAAATATTTTCGTAAACTTAAACCAGGGCATCGTTGGTATAAAAGAAACAGTATAATATCTGATGCCGCAAATAACATGGAGTTCAATGATTTTGTTCATCACATCAATGATTTTATGAAGCTGATGAAACGAGAAGAAGGTTCATTTGAATCTGGCATCCACTTTCAACCTTTTCATTATTTTATTGATCAGCCGATTGATTTTGTTGGTCGCTTTGAAAATATTCAACAAGATTATGCCGCGATCTTATCTCATTTAAAATTGCCCGCGAAACTTTTACCGAAAACTAATTCTACAAATAATTTAAATTATAGACAATTATATATAGAAGAAACAAAGGATATTGTGTATAATATATTTCAAGAAGATATTAAAAAATATAATTACGAATTTTAACCATGGAATACGAATTTGATACAAGCCCTTCGAGGCTCTTTATGCTCGATAAAATCAAAGAAGGCGATGTTTGCGCTGAAATTGGCGTACTTAAAGGTGATTACGCTCATTTGATTTGCTCTCGACCCATCTCAGAACTTCATCTAGTAGATCCTTGGATTAGCATTTCAGATGTGCCTGATCGATGGCATGCAGTGCCACAAGAAAAAATGGACGAATACAAAACTGAAGTCATCAATAGATTTGCGGACAATGATAAAGTAAAAATTATTGAAAAGTATTCAATTGATGCTGCCTCTGATTTTGAAGATGGTTCTATTGATTGGCTTTATTTAGATGCTAACCATTCTTATGATTTTGTTTGTGCAGACCTGAATGCATGGTGGCCAAAGATTAAACCGTCTGGCTTTTTATGCGGAAATGCTTATTCAGATAGTGTTTTTCAAGTTAATGTTCTTGATTTTGGTGTTGTGCCTGCTGTTGATAGCTTTCTTGAGGAAAAATTTGACACGATTCAAGATTTTGAGAATGAGGGATCTCAATACATTATCCAAAAAGCTTAAATTTAAATGAAAGAAATGGAAGATATTCTTCTCTTATTTAACGAAGATTTCTTTCGCCAGCGAGATGTAGTATCCCTTGAGTCAGAAGATGATATTCCTGATTCTAATGCAGTTCTTTTTCTTGGTAGTCATAGGTATACATTTAATCCAAACAAAGACATTTATCAATATTTTTCCGCTATAAATAAAAAACCTTTTTCATATTCAATTATTTGTGGCAAAACAGATCGCGTCTTAGATAAAAACATAGATATACCAAAAAACGTAAAAAGAATTTATTGTAATAATGTTGATTATGCCCATGATGTGATAAAATTTTTACCAATGGGTAGAGATTTTAGAGCCAGAAACTCCTTTCATAAAAATGACGAACCAAGAAAGCGAGATATCTTAGTTTACGGCAATTTTTCACTAAATACAAGCTGGATAAGAAAAGCTATTTTTTTGTTCACAAAAGAGAACCCTCTATATACTCTTGAGAATATTGGCGTTAGGGGGAAAAATGGAGAAAAGCGTTCTTGGTTTATGTCTAATGATAAATTCTTTGAAAGATTAAGAAGCAGCAAGTTCGTGATGTGTCCTAGAGGTACAGCCCCCGATTCTTTTAGGTTTTATGATACTCTTTATTGCGGCGCAATCCCTATTGTGATTAAGGGCTCAATGTATGATCAATTTGATCATTCTGAATTACCCATTCTTTTTTTGAACCATCAAAAAGATTATCAAAAAATTACTGAAGATTTTTTAAATGAGCAATATAATATATTATCTAAAAAAATAAAACCATATTACAAAACATTAGACTTTAATCATTGGATAGAAAAAATTAAATCAGAATTATGAAAATATTAGTTGGAGGAGCAGGCGGCTTTATTGCTGGTTATTTAGTTAAAGATTTGTTGGCGCAAGGACATGAAGTTATTGCCGCCGATATTAAACCCGCAGACATGTGGTATCAGACATTTGATGGTGCAGAGAATCACCCAGATTGCGACTTAGGAGAAAAACACCATTGTTATAACTTAAGTGTTGGTGTTGATCGTATTTATAATCTTGCCTGCAACATGGGCGGGATGGGTTTTATACAAAATAATCATGCTTTGTGCATGGAGTCAGTGCTTATTCAGACTCATATGCTTATGGCAGCCAGAGACAATAATGTAAAAGAAATTCTATATAGCTCTTCTGCCTGCATTTATCCTCTTGAAATTCAATCTGATATTAGAGACGCAGAGTCTCAAGGGCTAAAAGAACATACGGCATACCCTGCAAATCCTGAAGATGGATATGGTTGGGAAAAATTATTCAGTGAGATATTAACACATTATTACGGCAAAGATTTTGGTATTGATTCGCGCACCTGCCGATACCATAATGTTTATGGACCTTTCGGAACATGGCGTGGTGGTCGTGAAAAAGCTCCTGCTGCAATTTGTCGCAAGGTTATTGAAGCCAAGATGAGCGGCAAGCATGAAATTGAAATCTGGGGTGATGGTGAACAAACTCGCTCGTTCATGTTTATTGATGACTGCTTGACTGGCATGGATTTGATGTGGGAAAAAGGTGACTCTCGCCCACTAAATCTTGGAAGTGATCGCATGGTATCAATCAATCAGCTCGTAGACATTGTTGAAGGTATTGCTGGTATAAAATTAAAAAGAAATTATAATCTTGACGCCCCACAAGGCGTTCGTGGTCGCAACAGCGACAACACTATGATCAAAGAAGTTTTAGGCTGGGCTCCATCCATTACATTGGAAGATGGACTTGATAAAACGTATGCCTGGATCTATGATCAGATGCAAAATTGTGGGGAATCTGAGGGGTATTAAGTGTATATAATTACATTATGATCGAGTTTTATAATGTAAAGAAAAAAACAAAAGTGCAGATTGACGAAGCTAATGTCAAAAAGCATTCCTATGAAACCACCACGAAAACTGGAAAAACATCTACCAGATACGCCTTAAAAGCTGTTGATGACGACGGAACTAAACTAACAAAATTTTGTAGCAAGGCTGATCACGACAAGATTCCCGATTAATGGGCCCGATCATCAACACAATTATTGGGGCTGGTATAAAACTCGGCTGCAATTTACTTCTGGCTTGGCTTGAGCAAAAACGGCAAGACCAAATGATTCTTGCTGCGCGCGACAATACTATGCTTCAAGCCTTGATTGACAACCAGCACAAACAAGCCTCAGATCCTTTTGTAAAAGTTACTCGTCGTGTTTTATTCATGGCAATCACTTTTACCATGTGTTATTTAATGATATTTTATGCGCATAATCCAAACATTAGTTATGATTTAATTGTCCCCAAGGGTGACGGCGCAAGGTTTGGTTTTTTTAGTTTTATTTTTGGCGCTAAAGATTGGGAAATGGTTCAGATGACAGGCGGTTTAATGTTATCATCTTTCATGGATCTATGCTTTATGGTAGTTGGTTTTTATGCCATACCTAGTAAAAGACGATAAATTTTAGTTGACACAGATCTATTTTTATGATATGATCGTTATCATATATTATGAATGATAAAACAGGTGAATTATTAACGAAAAATATCGCAGGAGTAAATAGGATACTACCCCACAAACATAAATACGCATGGGATTTATTCTTGAAAAGTTGTGCAAACAACTGGATGCCCACAGAAATTGGGATGCAAGAAGATATTAAACAATGGAAAAACAATGAAATCACAGAAGATGAAAAACTCTTGGTTAAGCGTTGTCTCGGATTTTTTGCTGGAAGCGAGTCTTTGGTTGGTAATAACCTCCTTCTTTCGGCTTTTAAATATGTTACTGATGCTGAATGCCGCCAGTATATTTTGCGTCAAGCTTTTGAAGAAAGTCTTCACAATCTCACGATAGTTTATGTATGTGATAGTTTGGACTTAGACATCGAAGAAGTTTTCGCGGCTTATGAAACAGTTCCTAGTATAAAAGCCAAGGATGATTTCCTGATGCAGATCACTAATGACATTAGCAGACAGGACTTTAACCCTCATACAAAAGCTGGCAAGCAAGAAATACTTCGCAACTTCTTAACGTATTGGATTGTATGCGAAGGCACATTTTTCTTTAGTGGCTTTGCGATGCTCCTTGCCCTTGGTAGACAAAACAAACTTCAAGGTATATCAGATCAAATTAAATATACATTAAGAGATGAAAGTTCTCACATTGCATTTGGTACATATTTAATTAATACATTGATTGAACAAAACCCCGAAATCTGGACCAAAGAAATACAAAATGAATTTGTTGAACATATGAAAAAGGCTGTTGAGCTAGAAATTGCATATGCTCATGACGTATTACCAACAGGCATTTTGGGGCTGAATGCAGAAATGTTTGTTGATTATATGCACTATATTGGCAATAGAAGATTAGAAGGTATTGGCCTTGATTATCGCTTTCCTAGTGATAAAAATCCATTTCCTTGGCTAAGTGAGGTTGTAGATGTACAAGCTATGGGCAACTTCTTTGAAAGAAGAGTACGAGAATATCAACAAAGCGGTTCTTTAGAAGACGATTTTTAAGTTAATATAAAAAAATGAGTGTACATCCTTATGGATGAAAAACAATTACACTCGCTACCAAGGAAAATCAGACGACATTCCTGTCGGAACATTCGTTGTTCAAACTAGCGGAAATGCTAATTTAACAGGTGATTCTTTATTAGTTTCCAGCTTTAATCGGCATAGTTATCAAGTTATACCCACCTCTGGCACCCATATCGGCGCCTTCGAAGTGCAAACTTCTAATGATGGTTTAAACTGGATAAAATATTACGACCAATCTTTTGAGTCTGCAACTGGGATTTCTTATTCTGATTCGTGGCTTTTTAAATATGCTCGTCCAGTTTTAACAGGCAATGCAGGTGGCTTTTATTTAATAAACGAAATTCACGGAAAATTCTAAAGTTTCGTTGAAACTACTAGTGTTGGCTGGAAGCAATCACCTATGGTAACATCCGTGACTGTCAGCAAGGTTGGCGGCGAAGAAACGTATGTTTCATGCCCAAAAGAGTTTTATTTTCAATATTCTCGTATCATTGTTGATGCAAAGACCAATTCAAAATTTTTTAATCAATGAAATTCATGGGCAGTTTTAGTTTTTTTTGTGTAATCTTTTAAACAAGTCATTTTTATTATGGAAAATCAAATTTATTTAATTAAAAGCGGAGACAATCAGTTTGTTGAAGAAACAGAAGCCTTACTTATAGCCTCAGGAGGGAACATAGGGATCGGGTCAGCTACCCCAACGCATAGTTTACATGTTGATGGTAGTGGTTATTTTAATGATAGCCTAAAAGTTGGTGATGTTTTAAATATCGGTGGTGATGGAAAAGTTGGCGGGCAAACGCCACAAGAAGATTATATTATTGTATGGGATGGCGCAAAATGGGTTGCCGATGAAAATGCTGGTGGTATTGCTGGTGGCTCTGCGATAGTAACCAGTCTGACACCTGGGTCTTCCACTTATTCAATTGCTTTTCCAAGCACGTACGATGCTGTTCCTGCGATTGCTACAGATTTATCGATTGATGGTACTGGGCCGATTATTCCATATACTATACAAAATATTACAAGAAGCGGGTACGAGGTTGTTTTTGCGCATGATATTCCAAACTCTAACTACAGCATACATACTGTTTTTGGTGGAAATGTGATATTGAGTGCAGGCGGAGAGTCTGGTCTTGCTGCTTATTGGACAGGATCAAGCCCTACAAGTATTTATTATAACGGAGATGTCGGTATTGGCACTACGAATCCTGATTCTAAATTACATCTTGAGGGTGCTGCTACAGTAGATGCACGTGTAACGCTTGAACAAACAACAGCTAATTTAAAGGCTGAGATTCAACAAGGTTCTGCTGGGTTTGCTTTATCTGCAATAGGGAATCAGTCTTTATTGTTGCAAACAAATGGGTTAGAAAGATTACGTATCGACTCAAGCGGCAAAGTCGGTATTGGTACTACGATTCCTGGTGAAAAATTACATATAGAAGATGCCAGTTCGAATGCTAGAATAAACTTAGTTAGTTCTGCTGCGCATGACTCCGCAATCTTATTTGGGGATACAGGCGATAGTGTTGAGGCAGGTATATTATATAAACCAGCAGAACAAAAGTTATTTATAAGAGGTTATAATAATCTTGACCGCATGACCATCGACTCCGCAGGCAATGTCGGTATTGGTACTGCTGACCCAAAGAGAAAACTGCATATTTCGGAAAACCCTGTAATTGTATTATCGGA